ATTATATGGCGGAAGGCAGTGGTGGAATGATAGCGCTTGGAGCCTTGCATGCAACAAAGAAGCAAAGAAACCCTAGACTTAGACTAAAGGCTGCATTAGAAGCAGCAACTGAGTTTAATATGAGCGTAGCAGCACCCTATACATATATCCAAGTTTAGTGTATAATTGAATCATGGAAACTGTTGCCTACATACTGTTAGCTTTTTTTATCATATCATCGTTTAAGTGGTTAAGGACTAGGTATACTCTTGGAATTTACTACATAAATAAGCTGGAAGAACTGCAAGAGCAGTCAGAAAAAAGAGAGTATCCATTAAGCATCAGCGACTTAAAGCCAGAAAACTATGATCATGCAATGGATTTAAGAGGAGCCCCAACTCACCTATGCCCATGCGGATGCAATATATGGAATGTAAAGGTTATATTTGAAGAGTTTGAAATAGCTACATATTTTCTTGATATGGAATGTGCTAACTGCGGAAGCATGGCAACAGCACCTACGCTACTAGACAGAGAGATACAAGAATGAGAAAGTCAGAGAGATTAAGGCAGCTTGAAATTGCTGTTATTAGAATGGAAATGCATGTTGAATTGCTTTCAGCAACACTATCTAATCTATTAGACTCACAAGGAATGGACACCACTCCATCGCTGGATAACGGCAAATGGTACAAAAAACCAACAGATACCCCTTGACATCCTGATATTATTTAGTAGAATTAAGCTATGAATAAAAAACTAATAGCTGCGTTAATCGCAATCACACTAGCAGTACCTACAACCGCTCAAGCAGCGGGACTGAAGAATCGTACAGATTCTAAACCATCAGTTGCTATCTTAGATACAGCAATTGACACATCATTACCAGCATTTCAGGGTAAAATTATTCAAGAAGTTTGTATTCTAGAGTGGACAACTTGTCCTAACGGTCAATCCTTTATGGAAGGCCCAGGAGCGGCATCTATGCCAGCAGCCCTTATTACAAGAAACGGATTTGATCATGGAACATTTATGACATCTGTATTTGTAAAGAATAATCCAAATGTTAATGTTGTGTTTATTAAAATAATCGGTAACACTTCTTTGGGTCTACGACAGAACGCAGGAGAAGCTGCTGTTTATAACGCACTAAACTGGGTAAGAGACAACGCTGCAAAGTATAATATTCAAGCAGTGACAATGTCACAGGGAATGCATAACCTAGGTCCAGCAGGTACCGACTACTGCCCAAAGACACCAACCACACAAAATTCATTAAAATCATTGATCGCAATGGGAATCCCTACATTTTTCCCTTCAGGAAATGGCAGAGACTACCTAAGACTAGACTGGCCAGCATGCCTAGATGAATCAATTTCAGTTGGATACGTGGACCAGCAAAACGAAATTTCAGTAAATAGCAATAACGATACCGCAAAGCTTGATTTCTTTGCACGAGGATTCTTTACAATTGAAGGACCAGGCAATGTGTTAAAAAATATATCAGGATCATCTTCTGCAATTCAAGTTGCTGGGGCACAATGGCTTAGACTAAAGGCAGCAAAGCCTGGGTATACATACGAACAACTGCTTACCGCACTTCGTTCAACAGCCTCATCTACAGTTGGAAGACAGGGTACGTTTACAAAATTAATTAATATTGATGCAGCCTTATCCTATGGCGCAGCACCAGTCACTCCTGTTGTTCCAACAGGCCCAACACCTGAGCAAATTGCTGCAGATAAAGCAGCAGCAAAATTAGCATTGCAGGCAGATGTTAATGCACAAATTGCAAAAGCACAAGCAGATTACGATCTCGCCATAAAGGCAGCAGCGGATAAGCTTGCAGCAGCAAAAGCAGCACAGTTAGCAAGATTGAATGGATAATAAGCTAACTGTACTTGAAGAAATTATTAAAGAGATTGGCGAGGAGTTGTACCAGAAATGGTACAACGCCCTTGCTACTGAAGACAGAACTGAAGAGGCCTCAAAGGCAATGTCAATTAACGCAGGAGAAACCGCAGTTTGGGTGGTCCAAACATTTATGAATAAATTTAATAAAGCTGCGGATGAATTAAAGGGAGATTAGATTGATAGTCACAGATGAAAGTTTTGATAGGGTTCTAGATTCCCATAACCTAGTCCTTATTGATTTCTGGGCTCCATGGTGCGGACCGTGTCTAAAGGTATCTCCAATATTAGATGAGATATCCAATGAGCGTGGATTGTGGGTCGGTAAGTTAAATGTTGATGAGAATCCTATCAAATCAGCAGAATACTCTGTGACCTCTATACCTTATATGGTACTATTTAAATCAGGAAAACCAGTAAAAACCATAACTGGGGCCAAGCCTAAACACCTCATGCTAGAGGAGCTTTCAGAGTGGATCTAGATCCAGATGAAGGATACATTGACCATGTAGAGTTTGAAATATGGCTTAAGAATGGATATGACAGAGGCTGGGTGTCAGATGTATTTTGCAATACTCATGACGGACCACCAATGACAGAAGAAGAAATGCAAGAATGGGATGAAGGCGGAGATCCCTGTTCATTTCAAGTAAAAGTAATAGCACTAAGTTAGCGACATTTGATGTACAAAAGCGTCTTACATAGTGTGAACATGTCACAAATTTCTGTACTCGTAAAGAGACAGATCAAAATAAGGAGAAATAAATAGAATGAAGTCATTCAAGAAACTATCAATCGCTACTGCTGCAGCCCTAGCGATTATGAGCATTTCTGTTGTGCCAGCAACGGCAGCACCATTAGCCGTTACGGTAGCAACAGTAACTAACTCAACTACTTCTGCAGCACCCGCATCAGTTGCGGTACCAGCAGCTAATCAGATTACATCTGGAACATCAGTTGCTATTGCAGCAACGGCAGATACAGCAACAGTAGTATCTTTTGTAGCCTCAGATACCGTTAAAATGGTAACTGCACTACACACCTCAGACTCACCAAAGACAATTGCTTCTGGCGTATCTACACTTTCAATTACATCCGCTGGAACAGCGGTAACAGTTTACGCATACACAACAAGCGTAAAAGTTGGCACGATCACCATTACAAATGGCGGATATTCAACAGTAGTATACATCAAGGGAACAGCTGGAACAGCATCAAACGTTGCAGTTGCAGTCCCATCAGCATCAGCAGTTGGAACAATTCCAACAATTACTGTGTCTGCTACAGATGTATTTGGTAACGCAATCCTAACAGGAGAGACAATTACTGCTACAGTTATTGGATCAACATTCTCTGATGGAACAGTGACAAAGTCATTGGTAACATCAACAACTGCGGAAGCAACAGCAGACACAACATTGGTCGCTGGATCAAAGACTGCATCACTTGCAGTTGGAGTTCTAGGAACAGTCACAGTCGTTGTTACAGGTGCTACATCAGCATCAACAGTAGTTGGACTAACTGCACCAGTAAAGGCAGCACAAGCAGCATTTACAGTATCTGATCTTAACGGAACAGTTGCAACGCTTACTGCACAGCTTGCAGCAGAGAAGGCTGGACGTGCACTCGATGCACAGGCAGCATCTAACTTGCTTGCAGCAGAGAAGGCTGGACGTGCAGCAGACAAGGCAGCAGCAGATAAGCTTGCAGCCGAGACAAAGTCTGCTTCCGACAAGACACTTGCAGACGCTAACGCAAAAGCATCTTTAGATGCCGCAACCGCTAAAGCAGCTGCAGATTTATCTGCAGCAACTGCAGCAGCAAAATATAAGGCAGAATATAATGCTCTTGCCACTAAGTGGAACAAGAAGTTCCCTAAGCTAAAGGTAGCACTAAAGAAGTAAATAACTTCAATTAAAGGGGCAGGGCCAAGGGTCTTGCCCCTTTAATATATAAATGATAGAATTGAGCTATGGAATCAAAAAAGAAAAGTTTATTAAAAACAATTAGCTGGCCATTTGTACATTTTACATTTGTTGCTGGACTCATCTACTTAGCATCACATATCTTTCTTGGTGAAGCTGAGTGGGAATATGTAGGGCTTTATGCTCTTATCTATATGTCATTAGAAATGACATTTTATTATTTACACGAAAGAGCTTGGTCGAAGTTTGGCCATAAGGTTAAATAATGGGAAAACATTTAGATAAAATGCAACGTGCTTTAGCACAAAGACAAGCTGGAACCTATACAAGCGGACAAAAGAAACCAGGATCAATGAATATTAAAAAGACTGGTTACCGTGGCCAAAGAGCAAAAGGCTCAAAGTAATTAATGTCTAACTCTATTTGTGAAGTTAAAGATTGTAAAGAAGAAGCAAAGTATTTAACCACTACGGAGTCTAAAATGATAGAGATCTGTAAGGCCCATTGGAATGAAAAGTATAAAAATTGAAAAAAGAAGATATTGAAAGGCAAATAGATATAGCCTTACAGAAAGACAAAGAATATAAAAAAATGATAGAAGAAAATAATCCTATAGCGGGCCATATGGTATCTGCCACATTTATATGCCCCGATTGTTTAACTCAAATCTTTATTAAAACAAGGCTAAAATTTGAATTGCCATTTAGAATGGCCTGCCCGTGTAAATATTCTGGCATGCATAGGGCAACAGAGTGGGTTATAGAAGAAGAGTAAAGATAGATCAATTCCACCCCCTAGCTCATCAACCAGTCAACTAAACAACAATAATGCTATAATAGACCTATAAGCGGAATACTAGTCCCGCTTAAATAAATAACCTATAGGAGCAAGAAAATGACAGACGGATTGAATTTAACAGGATTTAACGAAGTAAAGCCAGCAGTACAGCACACAATCGGAGAGCAGTACGCTGCTGATCCATCAGCAGCATTCCCTGCATCAGATGTATCTAACCAGCCATCAGCACAAGGCCCAAAGTAAAAATGGATCTATTTGATAAAGAAGAAGTAACTGCTCCATCAATGGAAGCAGCTATCGCTGAGGCTGTAAAGCCAGTAGCACCAGCACCCGCAGTTGCAGAAGCTAAGGCTGCGCCAGCACCAGTTGCAGACGCTACAGATTACTGGGCTAACGCCTGGGCAAATCGAGGCGTATAATGTGTATTGAATGTGGATGCGAAACATTAGGTAGCACCCAAGGCGCTACCCCAGTCACAATTACAGATGTATCTAGAGATGGTGAGTCAGGCTTAACCAATGAGTAATAGTTTTAAAAAAGAAGATGGTACTGGCACGGTGCCACCAGCTAACGCTGGTGCGCCTGCTGGTGCTGTTACAAGCAGAGAAACGCCTAAAAGGTATCCAAGACAGGGTGTTAAGATTGATACAAACAAACATGGGATACGAAGAGAGACTAGTTTAATTCCTAAGCCTCCAAAGAAAAGCGGCAGAAAGAAAGTTTAGCCGTGTGTAAACATTGCGGTAACTGTTCAAAAGAACACCCTACATCATTAGATGATGCTGTAGATATTGTATTAGATTCGGTAGTAATATGAAAACAGTAGGAGAAAAAATAGGCAACTTTGCCGTAATGGGCGTAAAGCCTGGAGCATTGTCTTACGAAGACAGCTCATTTGAAGTTTTAACACAAGATTCGTTCCCAGGAAAATGGAAGATTATTGCTTTTTATCCAAAAGACTTTACTTTTGTATGCCCAACAGAAATTGTTGCATACGATGCTTTGGTAAACGATTTTAATGACAGAGACGCAGTCCTTATGACTGGATCTGTTGATAATGAATTCTGTAAGATTGCTTGGAGAAATGCTCACGATGATCTTAAGAAGACAAACTCTTGGTCATTTGCAGACACAGCACATGCACTAGCAAATGATCTTGGGATTCATCACTCATCTGGGGTTACATACCGTGCAACATTTATAGTAGATCCAGACAACATCATTCAGCACGTAACATGCAATAACTTAGATGTAGGCCGTAACGCTGGAGAAGCGCTGCGAGTTTTGGACGCTCTTCAAACTGGAGAGCTGTGTGCATGTAATAGACCACTAGGTGGAGAAACACTATAATGTCTTGGGTCGGTCAGCTAAACGAAAACCTTCCAGAGTACGCTAAAGATATAAGGCTCAACCTTGATGCTGTAATTAATAGATCGTCTATAGATCCAGAGCATGCATTGTATCTTTCAATTGCTGCTGCTTTTTCTACTGGCAACTCTAAACTTCTTTCTTTTATTGTTGCAAACGCAACAGATGAAGTTGAGAAAAATGCAGCACTTACCGCTGGCGCCATAATGGCGCAAAACAATGTATGGTACCCGTTTATCGAAATGGCGGAAGACCCTAACCTTAAAGGACTACCAGCGCAGCTTAGAATGAATGCTATAGCAACGCATGGCGGTACTACAAAAGCAAAGTTTGAAGCATATTCATTAGCATCATCTATTGTAGGTAAGTGTCATTTCTGTGTTAAAGCACACTATGAAACACTCAAAGAAGAGGGCTACACCGTAGAGCAGTTAAGAGATATTGGCAGAATTTCTGCAACAATAAACGCTTTATCAAAGATACTATCAGCATAATGGCAACAAAGTATCCAGTAGCAGTAATGTGTCAATGTGGAAGATCGTTATCTTATCCGATATGCGATGGATCACACGGCAGACCTCCCGTCGAGCCCCCACCTTGGGAACAAGAAAAACAAGATGATTAAGCATTATATAAATAGAATTAAATGTTATTTTACAAAACATAATTTAGTTGAAGCTGGCCATTGTCCATACACTGGATCTGTTTATGATTACTGTGACAAATGTGAAATGATGTTGCCAAGAGAATTAGCATCTTAAATAAGATATAATAGTACATGTATGAGAAAACTATTAAACAATGTATATACCTTTTTACCTAAAATGTATCAAGGCGCTGAAGTGCATGAATTTGAAGAAGCAGTTAATCTAACAATACATACAAAATCTCCTGCAAAATGGCTTCTTATTGACTTAGAGACTGGCCAGGAGTATATTGGACTTGATGTACCTACACAATGGGGTAGGTGGAGGAGGATTAAAGACAGATATGAACACTAATAATGTTAATAAGCCATTTGATGATAGATGTCACTACTGTACTGAACCAGGAATATACTGGGATCAGGTTGGAGCAACAATAATTTCTGTATGCAAAAAGCATATGAAAAACTACTATGCTGGTTAATGCCTAAATATTGGGAAGATAAGTCCCAATGGATCACGCACTGCCCCGTGTGCTTTTGTGCAGTTACGCATCAATTATATGATTTTCATTTACAGTATCATGAACAAATTGATCCAAATAGTGCGAAATTTCGGCGGTAGAGACCATTGACGGCACCCGTCAGATATAGTATACTAAAGATATGAAAAAAAATAATGTGGCAAAATCCCAGTCTGGAATGAAACGACAAAAGAAGAATCTAAAAAGGCTTGCATCTAAGCCACAATCTAGTGCATTTGAAAGAAAGCAAGCCTTAATTATGGAACAGATGAGAATCATTCCTAATGAAAGAACCTAAAATTATGAAAATGGACTGGCGTCCATTAGGATACTGGCCTGTCTATAAAAATGGAAAGCTTACATGGGAAAAGGATCCAGATGTCCAAGATGAATGATGGTTTAGATAGGTCTATGCGTCTTAAACTGGTCATAGAGGATATGTTAAAAGATATTGACATGAGCGGGGAAGAATGGAATGACCGTGATAAAGACGGAGTTGCGTATTGGGAGAAATGGAATAACAATGATTGATTGGTTAGTTAATAGAATATTTAGATGGGATCCACTTCGCAAAGCAGTATTCGATGAAGTAAGATTATATCAATCTGTAGACAGATCAATGTGGGAATATGAAAAAGAAGGACCAACTAATCTAACATGGTCAGAAGGAGATAGATGGTACGGGTGGACTTACAATAGTAACGCCAAGCGTTATTACTTTGATGATATTGGTAACGAATCATTAATGGGCTTATGGGAAGATCAATGGCTACGTGAAGCGGATGCTCATTGACAGTAATGTTGAGTGCTTTCTGCGTTCCTTGTAATAAGAATGTAGAAGGAAGGTTAACCGAAATGGTTATCTTAGATTCAGGTAATAGTTTGCACATCGGAGAGTGCCCAATCTGTTGCTACGAAATTAAGCGAATTATTCCTAAGAATATTTCAGGTTCGTATAACGGCAGTACTCCAGGTTCCGAACCTGACAACGAAGGTCCGACTCCTTCACCTGAAGCTTAATATTAGATGTAGCTTAGTTAACTGCTTTAATATATTAAATGATATACTTGTACTTCACACAGAAAAGAGGAATTCAAATGCAACCAACGGTAGTAGATAATTTTATTTCAGAAGAATCGGCCAAAGAAATTCACATGTTCTTAAGGTCAACAGTTGAGCGTAACCCAATGGGAAGACTTAGTAAGCAGCTGTACCCATTTGATCCTAGCCATGAAGTTTATGTTAGAGTTAAATCAATTGTTGAGAATATTCAAAAAGAATTTGGATTCCCAGAAGACAGAATATCAATCAATAGAGTTTTGTATCAGGTATTGTGTGAAGGCGAAGATCTTGGATACCATACCGATGCATACGGTGGTGTAGATGGCTATGGGGTAATTGGCTACTCTGCGTTGCTTTACCTTACAGGTGACTATGAGGGCGGAGAGATATTATTTTATGATAATAATATTCCAACTCCTTATAAGCCAAACCCAGGCACATTAGTTTATTTTAAGGGTGATGAAAACTACCCGCACTCAGTTAATGAGATTTTGGTTGGGGAACGAGCAAACATTATCCTCTTCTTTGACGTAAAGGAATAAGGAAGAACTGTAATGTGGTGGTCATATGTATTGGCAGCAATTGGCGTAACAGGAACATTTTTTGTAGGACGTAAAGTCATATGGGCCTGGCTTGTATTATTAGTAAATGAATGTCTATGGACTGTGTATGCAATTACTACTGAGCAGTACGGATTTATTCTTGCAGCAATAGCATACGGAGCAGTTTATATTAGATCTTACATACACTGGTCTAAAGAACCAGTAAATGAAATACACTTACAAGGAGATAGCATGACAAAGAAAAAAGTAAAGCTTCCACTTAAATTTTTTAAGAATCCAATTAGATACGTAAAGTTTCATAGAGCGCTAAAAAAAGTCAAGAAAGCAATGAAATAGCCCTATAAAGTAGTTGACCAGAACTATATCAATATAGTATAATTACTATATGAGGACAGGCAACGGAAGAGTTAAGCATTCATTTGTAGGGTTAGATCGAGACCTGCACGAAACACAAGAAGTGATATGCGCTGTTTGTGGGCCATCAATTGCTGTGTATGTATTTCATCAGCAACGATTTAAAAAGGGCAAAAATCCTCATGAATGGCGATGCCGTACCAATGAAAATGCTAGGGGTCTGAAGGACTATCATAAGCAAAAACAAAATGATGTATGGATGATGAAGCATAGGGATAGGGCAGCTGCAAACGCTAGAAGGCGGAAAGACGAAAATTGGAATGAAGAGGACTGGAAGCGCAATAGAGAAAGAATTCGTAGAAGTCGATATAAGAGGACCTATGGAACTACATACGAAAAAATAGAGGCCTTAATTGCCCTACAGGGTGGTAAATGCCTGATCTGTAACCTAGAGTTTCCTGGTGGCAAGTTTAACGTTGATCATGACCATTCATGCTGTAATGGCAAGACAATCTGTGGTAAATGCATCAGAGGCGTTCTATGTAGTGGATGTAATGGTGGCATTGGGCTACTGAGAGATGATGTAAATATACTCAGCAAAGCTATAGAGTATCTAAATAGAGGTACATTTGTAGATTTTGATCTAATTGAAGTCGAAAAAAAGTGAAGTCGAAAAGTAGAGACCATATTGTCACTACGTGACTTAAATGCTACAATAAGGCTACATGTTAAAACAACGACTAAATGCTTTATTTAAGCCTTACAAGGCTCAATTTGATAGATGCCCTATCCATATCAAGGTCATAGCCATATTGTGCGTTATGTACCTATCTGTTCCAATTGACCCATTTGATATACTATTTCCCTGGATGGCATTTGCAGATGACCTATTCATAGCGGGGATCCTGTTGAAGATTCTGCACAAATACGGCGGGCTGGAAGAAGAAGTCCTAACCTCACCAATAGAACTATTAAGAGATGTCTTCAATCGAACTAATCCCAAGAAATGATACAATAGATCAATGGATAAGTTCGAATCATCATATAATAAGTTTGTTAAAAAAGAGCCATATAAGGTAGCATGCAGCGAATGCAAGATCCTGTTTTATAAGGCTGACGATGACCCATTTGTGTGTCTGGAATGCTCAGTAAGATAATGGTTGACTAGAATTATACTAATATAGTATAATATAGATATGGCAAAAAAACGGAAGTTCAATTGGGATCAACAGCTTCAATATGCCCAAGAAGCATTAGATAAGAATAAAGCCCTAATAGAGTCTACATCTAGAGGAACTACTGCACATAAAGCTCCAGATTGGTCTAGAAGACCATCTAAGAACAAGAGCAAATTGCAATAAATTAGCTCCTAACTCCTATATCCCCCTCCCATTTATCTCCCCTCATATAGCCCTTAGAAGGCTTATATAGTGGAGTAAAGTGGAGCATAGTGGAGAATTTATACTATAGATAGCATATCATATACTATAGTTATATATAGTTAAACATACATATGTAATTGAGCATCCCATATACTTAACGTAATGTCAATAGCCATATATAGCAGCATATTGATCCATATTTGTCAATAGATTATGCAAGGAATTTTGCCATATTCTGCCATATTCTCTACACATTTGTCGACATTCTATATGTATAATTAATCATTTAGACATATTGTGTAGCATTTTCAGGGGATTTTGTCAAGCCTTCGTAAATAGAAAAATTTGCCCACAATTTCAGGGATTTAAAATAGCTTGTCGTAAATACAAAATGTTGCCCTCATGCCCACACACAAAAAATCCACAGGATGTGGATAACCCTGTGGATAATTTGGGCTAGATATGTTTATCTATCTAACCAGGCATTCATCTATTCATTGTATATGCCTTATGGTTGACTGAATGGATCTTTCTCTTCCCGCCATCCAAATTGATATGTTCTTTCTTTTGATTCTTCCCGTTTTACTTTGTAAGAACGGGACGGCAACTTAAGATTAACTAAGTTGTTATCTTGCTGGTATGCTTTGATACATTCATTTAGTTCATTGGCTAAGTTTAAACCTTCTGTATATGTACCTTGATTTGAATATACATCATACATCTTTGCTTGCTCAGCAATTACTGAAACAATCATTTCCATAACTCGGTCAATTGTATAGATTGGCTGTTCCGCCAGATATCGACCAAAGATAGTTGGATTAAACCAATGGTCATCCATTAGATTAACTAATGATTCTGCTACTTTGATTTCTTGTGTCTTACTCATATGTCCGCCTTCCGCCTAACTGTCAATTGTACCAAAAATAAGAGAGGAGGTCAAGGACCAACGAAGCCCCGACCTCCACCCTGGATTACTTAGCCTTCTTGGCTGGAGTCTCTGCAGTAAATGTAACGCCCTTGGCTACAGCTTCCGCTAGAGCTACCTTGGCTGCTCCTGAGAAGCGCCCACGTACACCGACTGTAATGCCTTGCTGCTTTAGATATTCACGCTTTGTTGTCATTTGAATCCCCTTTCAAGAGATGTTTTATTTATTATATCAACTATTCACGAAATTGTAAATAGCTTTCAGGAGTTTATTAAGTTGTATCGTAACCGCCGAATTTGGCCCCTACGAAAGATTTACTTGCTCAATACGATCTTTAATTAATTTAGCAATGATGTTATGGGCCTCAATATTTTCTGTTTCGGATCCACCCCACAAAAGCTTTTGTGCTGTATTTAATTGATCATTGATGTACTGATCACTCATCTTCATCTTCGTCTTCTTCCTCTTCTTCTTCAAACATTGTGTCTACAATGTATTCACGATTCATCATCCATTCAAGTACATCATCATTGTGCTGTTCCGCCCCGTACTCCAGAGAGAAGCCCTGGCCCGCCTCCACGGCCTCACAGAGGTGGTCCCACATCTCGTCTATGGTGCAGTTCTGCTTGTAGGTCTCATCCTCAAAGATGTTGTTAATGGTAGACCAAGTCCATAGCCAAACCAGGGATAATCCAAGGTCGGTGGAATCAAGAATCTCTAAACATTCGTTGAGTTTATCTTTATCTTCAGGCTTCATATGCTAACTCCCTTTCATTCCATTCCGCTAATGTTTTGACAGTAAAGTCTTTTCCTAAATTATAACAGTAGAGCACAGCATCCGTCAAAGATTCAGTCTCATATATTGGAACAGACAAAGGTATATCTGTTTTATCATACACTTCAAATGTATCTACTCCTCCAGGTGAGCAAGAGTATTCCATTTCAAGGATTTCCAAGCTTGGCTCATAATGAGTCATTTTTGCCCCTGCCTTTCTCCTATAGCAAATGATAGTTGGTATGTTAGATTATATAGTTCTACCAGAGTATCTAGGCGCCCTTCACATTCTGTTCGGACCATAGAATCCATTGCCTCTTCAGATAATGTTTCTTGTTCTAATGCGTCTGCCAAGTCTTGCTCAGCAATGAGCATTAGATTCTTTAGTTCTCCGTGCATAATGTCAAGGCCCGATACTCCAGCATTGACCATACGCTGTAAATGTGGTGGTAGACCAATGTCTTCTTGATTCATTAGATTACCTCATAATTCACTAGTGTTGATTCATCTAAGTAGTCTGCCCAATCAGGCTTCCCGTCTACCCAGTTATATTCGATATCGATATCTCCTCCGCCTTCGGCAGGAGCACCGACTGTGATTACTAATTCTGTCCCGTCCTCAAAAAATATTTGTTCAACGGCGGAACGATAAGTAACTTCTCTAGATGTTATATTCATTATTCATACCTTTCGTTAGAGTTATTCATTATATCAGTTGCCACTGACAATAAATGCTCGGTTGCCATAATTTGTCCCTGGATATTAATCTTAGATTGAACATTATAATCACCCTCTAAGTCCTGGTTAAGACTAATTAGATGTAACTTCATATACTCCAAGAAGTATGATGATTTAGTCTGTGTGGTCAAAGTAACCCTCCGCCCACAAACCTTGCAAGAAACTAACAGCGTCTTCCAAGTCTTTCCTCAAAGGCTCCTTGTCCATTAAATCGGACGGGGTCCTAAGATAGAAAAGCTTTGAATCGTGTATAGCATTAATCATTCTATTTAGATCGGATTCAGTATAACCTAGCATTACTGTTCCTCCAATTCCCAAGATGTCTCAGGCCAACCTAAGTCATACTTAATAATACTTTCTACTTGACCAAGGTCATCAAGATGTCCATTGATTTTTTCAATTGCTTCTTCTTCGCTATTAGCACCAACGGCACCGTGTAATTTAATTACGAAGTTATAGTATGTCATTCTGCGTTCTCATCCCATTGTAGGTAGTAATTATCTGTTGGACTTAAATTGTGAAACTGATTGAACCTGCCTTTTAGATAATTGCTGTTAGACATATCGGCAACACACCAATCGGCATATAGTTGCCCTTCATCTAAATTAGAGTTCATCCAATCTTCAACGAGTTGTTCTCCAATTTCAGAGAAGATTGCGTCAATCAACATTTCATTTTCATTTTCTAAGAAACTAGACATTTAGTGCCTCTTCCTGTGTGTAGGTTTTCAAAGGTAATAATACCATATGGGTCTGACATTCTTTCATAGCCACCTCATCCTGCCAAGAGCCCTCATTGCATTCTGAGCAGAATTCACCGCAGTCATTCTCGCAATAGTCAATACAATCAAAAGACTGGCAAGCATAGCAACGGTTCTCATATGCCAATAGTTCTTTTACTTCACCACGAACAATCTCATATTCCCCACCCCAGCCTGTCTCTTCCTCAAACTCTAATGTAAGCAGGCAGTTAGGAACAAGATTACTTAGTTTAGTTAAGATAGTTACAGCAGGTGACCAAGCAGTTTCATATTTATAGACAAGCCAGTTGTCATCACCTTCTGATTTATATTCAAGTAGTTCTGTATTAGAATACTTCTCATCATCTGATACTGCAACATCCCACTTGGTTCCCCAATTAGAATTGTTCCACGAATACCAATCCTTTTGAGTCTTAGCAAACTCAATAGATTTGCGGAACCAATCAGGGTCATTCTGAATATCTATATCTCCACGATTAGGTTGGCAAGCATATTCTTCATCAGTAATGCCGTCATCTTTATATGAGTGGATGTTATGAAAAGCAAACACAGGATTATTATATTCAACCTGTTTAATTTTGGTGGGGAAACCCATAGAAGAGATATCACCCATACCGTGATTCTCCATTGCTAATGTAAATGGAGCATTCAATCTATCTTTAATCATATCTACCTCAGACTTAGGTCCTTGGATAGTTAATGTGTTATAACACCAATTTGGCATTTTATATCCTTTCGTTGATATGTTCCAATTATACAATGGACCACTGACATTTGGAATAGATTTTGGGTGTGATACACCCCACATTATTCAGCTTTGTGGTCAAGATCACAAATTTTCAGGAGTTTTGCTATTGACCTCGTAAAAGAGATATGTTACCCTCGCCCTTGCGGGCAAAAAAATTCCCCCTAGGCTCAGAGTTGAAGCTGACTAGGGGGTAATGAATATGGCTGCTGATTTCCAACGAAAGAAATAAACCGCTTTACTTAGCGCCTGGCCCGTAGACTAGTTAGACGCACCATTTCATTTCTGTATTAAAACCAGGACCAAGGTCCTAGATTAATTATACCATACTTAGTTGACTACAATACTTAGCGACGAATGCCTCAAGGCTTGTGCTAAATACTACAGTCTGCAGGTCCTCTTCCATTAATGTAAATGTTTTATTCTTCCAATCAATAATAGGGACCTTGTGCTCATTGTCGGCCAATTCATTAACGCTAATGCCCCAGCCTGTTTCGCTAGGCCATTCATCACCAATCATTTGACTGATAGCAATACGTGTTGCATATGCCTCGTCATTCCAACGTGGATGTGCAATCTGCACGGCGTCCGCTAAATTCTCTAGCATACGGTGCCCTGCCCAGTGTCCATATAGAAATACAATATTTTCCTTGGAATCTCTGAAACCAAAGTTTGCTCTGTCGCCCATTTTATTCCGCCTTTGTTAGTTGTTGCTCGTAGTTGAGTAATTGTACCATTTCTTCGGCCCAGTCCACAAGGGGCTCGCCTTGTTCATTCTTATGATGTCCACAAAAATAAAGAGACATCGTGTCTTTCTTTGCTTCCCACATTGCCTGAGCTGCACACTGATCACACTTAAGCCATTCAGCCATCACAGGTTGCCACCCTCAATCATTTCTGAAAGACGGTCAAGGATCCAAGAGTCAATGTCAGCGATGTCAATCTCTGACAACTTTTCCATTAGTTCTTCACGAGCAAACTTGTACCCGTCTTGAAATCCATCTTTATAATCTGACATTTTATCTCCTAGTATCCTGTCGATTCTTTTTCTGACCAGTACGATTCTTTTAAATTATACTTATCACGAATGCGACTAACTTTCTCAATACTACCAGTTCCAATGTTGAATGTCAATGGCGGCATAAATTCAGGGTCGAGCCCTGTGATTTGTGCATCCCAATAAGCCATCTCAAGAGATAGCCTATCGGGAGCGGTCAACTCAAAGTACATTAGTTCTCACGCACATTACATACTTCTTGGTCAACAATTTCAATGTTGCCGTTCTGTGCTTCAACATAAAGAGCATCTGTAATCTCTGACTCAATGTCAGTGTCATAATCAGAAAGCAAATCTAATTCAATGGTTCCGCTAACCTCAACAGATGCAGACCACTCAACTGTTCGTGTCAATGGAATGTCAAGCGCTTCAGCAATTGAACGAAGTGTTTCTTGGTCATCTGAATCGGCATATGCTTCAGTGATAATATCTTTAACTGTGTCAATCTTAGACAAATAAAGATTTGCTTGCTTTTGTGCTTGGCGTCCATTGTGTAAGTCCCACTCAATAGATGTAACTTTATCAGTTGCATATTCTGCATCTGAATAGCCACGGATTACTTTGTAGGTTACCAATAGATTAGAGTTATATGACTCAGGGATTGGTGTTGTAGTTGGTTCCATTGTTTCCTCTTTCGTTTGGTTTGTTGGAGCAATTGTAGCAGTGACCGCTGACAATAAGACTGGCTTACGGCCACACGGGCAAGTGATTTGCATCACACCCGACGGGAATCCAAATCCGTCAGATGATGTTAGTTCGATTAAACAATCACATTCATCTGGGTCGCAGGCAAATGTATACTTGGTTGATACTAGGTCTGTGCTCATCCGAGTATTGTAACAGGTTCCACTGACATTTTGGACTGCCATAGGGAGCAGTTAGAATCAAGGCGGGAGCCAAAGGTCCTAATGTAATTTGATACATCTTCTTTAAAGATAGTCTGACAAGACTTAACAGTCTCTACTGAGATAAAGACTCTTCCATTCCATAGACCCATCTGCCCAATGTTTGTAGGTATTTCTAGGCAACCATATTCATCTTGTTCCCAGCCAACACCTTCAGAGCATAGGACCGCATACTTAGGATCCCCAAATACATTCTTCTCTTCTAATTCAATTAGTAATAAGTTATCAACCGTGCATTCGCTAAAGTCATTGCTATATTGTGCACGATAAATATCATTTGCAATCTTAGCAAGCTTCTTGCCATCCAGGACATTTCCTGTATAGCCCTTCGTCCGTTCATATGACATATTTACCTCTTTCGTTGTTGTATAGGAGTATTGTACACGACGCCACTGACATCCGCAATAGATTTCAGGGTTTTTTTTATGTGAGACGTAACACACTTTTTTTCCCCTTAATATTGCGGGCGCTTTGCGATCTGTAACGGACTTGAACCGTCGACCTCTACCGTGACAGGGTAGCGCTCTAACCAACTGAGCTAACAGACCAAGAAAAAATTGTGAGCAGTTTTAAATCTTGCTCAGGATTTTATTTATTTAGAAAGCAGAAATCAATTTCTTGATTTTATTTTTTTCAGCAGTTAGAACTGGGTCAAAGCCCGATGCTCCAGCCATAAGAGTTTCGCCGTTACCACGACCTGAACGATAATAATCAAGGCGTTCAGTAAGAGCGTTAAACGCACCCCACTTAGTTCCCTTGATGTTAGCGTTAGTTGGTGAGTTATGATAAAGGTCATCAAGTAGAACAACCTTATTTTCCCACTTCTTTAGCGCACCCTTAGAATCCTTTTCAGGCTTAGGATAAATTGTCTGAATCAACTTAGAGAACTCAGCATCAGTAATTGCCTGAGAGTAGAGAGCCTTAGCCTCAACTTCAAACTCATCAAAGTAACCAAGAGCAAGCCCAAGAGTTTCACGAGCAACTTGAATTCGTCCTTCAACAGATTGTGTATGACGAATCTTGAATGATTGCTTAGCATTACGCATAGCAAGATTCAAAGTGTTTTGGCAAACAACACGAACAGGTGTAACGGCTGCTTGAACAGCAACAGAACCATCGTGAGATGTCCAAACAATTAAATAGAGTTTTGTTTCATCATTAGCGCCTTGTGGGTCAAGAACCATTGTGCGTGGAATGTCCACAGTTCCAAATACCACTTTGCCCTTCTTTAATGAGCCAGCAGATTCCCAACGGCAATCAGCATTAGCGTCGTGAATAGCATCAGCAAACGCAAACAGTTCTTCATTTTGAACTGGCTTGTAACGCTTGCCAACAGTTGCGAGAACATCAGTTGCGCCATTGAATGGGTTATCACGAATGACAAGAGATGCGGTAGATACATCATTCCAAGATTCTGGAATGTGCTCAGTGATTGGAGATAAGCGAACATTCCAATTAGCCAACTTTGCTTCTTCAAGCATTAGACTGGTTGTAACTTCCTCATCTTTTGTAAAGATTCGGTTAGCGAGATTGTGCCAAGCAGGAGCACCACGAAGCGCAAAAGCAACTTCGCCATTTTCCATTTCTAGATTATGAGCCATTTTTATTTCCTTTCGTTTGATTAGTTGTAAGTATAACAGACCCCACTGACATTGTCTAGATTAGATAGTCATTTGTCCTAATTGTGCGGTGTGATCATTATCACAAACTTTCAGGGTTATCCACAAGCACTCGTAAACCTGTGGATAACCCCCCAAAAGCGGGGGCCGAGCTGGAGATTAAATCCCCACCTCTACCTTTTTAGCATTGCTAATTAGATTTTTACTAAACTCAACTGTGCTCTCATCAAGAAACATCGCAGTTGTTTTTTTCTTTTTTACATTATCAAAAACATAAGCGTTAATCTTTCCGCTAAAGTTTCTGATGTTGCTGAATACTAATTCAGTTAAGTATTCTTTATCAACACCTTGATCTGAATAAATCGTGATGTCATTTGCTTTGTTAGCATCGTAGATTTCTACTCTGAAACGATTTGCCATTGTATTACCTTTGTTAGTAGTTTCCCGAAGGAGAGCAGTTTGGCGACTTACTCAGGTCGTTTGGGTTTAGGTGTCTAGACTTTGTGTGCTAACCCCCCAAAACCTATTTAGAGATACTTAGCAATCTGCTTCATTGTGGAAGCATTTACTGTTTCCTCATCTGTCATTTTGAGAATTGTGAGAGCATTTGTGATGTCCTCTTTCATCTCACGATAACTGTGCTGATGGATAACCTCAAAATCCTTTTCAGGTTCAGTAGGGAAAGTTCCCTCTTTTGTGATGATGTCAAAATCAACATTGAGAGTGTTGTTCCAAGAGCGATAGTTTGTGCGAAGGTTCTCAGCCTTTGAGAAGTTAGCAATAGCCCACTTACCAATTTCCTTGCGCCACGCTTCTACTGACTTTTGATACTTTGCTTCATTTGCGCCTTGTGTGGCATAGTCTTTTTCTAGTGTTGCTAGACGAGTTTCTAGTGCCTTGATTACTTTGGTCGTTGCGACCTTTACTGTGATTTGTCTGCTCATTTATTTATTACCTTTCGTTGGTTGTTGTTATGGATAGTATAGCAGGGGGGTCTGACATTTCCCCCGAAGGGGGGAGAGTTCTTACTTACGACATTGGACTAGATACTCTCCTAAACTGTCCCTGTTTCGTGGCTTAGCACCCGATTATGGTGTATGCCTCCGTCTTATTAGCCAAGTAGTGTCTTGGCTGATACTGAAGTCCAGCGAGTTTCCCTGCTAGGTAGTTCCAGTAGCACACGCACCGAGCCAGATGCCTGTGGGTGTATCTCCTTGATAACACCTGTCTTTTTTGACTTTAGGCTGGTGAATAAATCGCCGACCTGATAGAGTTTTCCTTCTATTGTCATTTTTGCCTCTTTTCTTTGTTAGGTAGTATTGTAGCATTGGGGTCTGACATTAGTCTAGCCCTATCTCATTATTTGAGAAAGTTATTGTGTGATGCTAATCACTTTCTTGTAGCCAAGCGTGTAAGTGGTGTTGGTCAATTATTGCGTGGGCGGGGGCAAACTTATCTCCTCGATAAGATACGCCTTCAGGCATTTCGATCAACCTATCTGAATCCTCATCCCACCAAGCATCGATAGCATCGATACACGGCTTCACCATAGAAAGTGGAACGGGTGGGTAGTGATTACCTTGTAAGTGAATAGAGATACCTTGCTCTAATCCTAAGTCTGATAAATCTAGCGCTGTTGTGTATCCCATTAGTTAGCCACCTTTAGAATTGCGTATGAGCCGTTTTCGTTGATGTGGTCAATTACTGGTTGGATAGCAGATACCAATAAATCTTTTAGCATTGACTCTAGCATAGCAATTTGTGATTGTTCATCTAATTGTAAGAATTGTTTTGCGATAGGATGTGTTTCGTCAAACTCGGTTACGAATTTGAGTGAGTGTTCTACTGGTGTCATTTGTTACCTTTCGTTGTTGGATAAGAGTATTATAGCATTTGCCACTGACATTACCTAATCCATTATGGGCGTGTCGCAGCTTTTGTGATAATACTCACAATTCTAGGGGTTGTGGATAACTCTCGTAAGCCTGTGGATAACCCCCCACAACATTGCGGGCCAGCTTGACTTTGTCAAGCCGACACGCCGTTACCAACGATTAGGCAAATCTTCTATTCCGTCATTATCATCATCAAATTTTGCGCCATTCCACATGTACACGGCTAGCACAATTGGTGAGCACAAGAATGCAATTAATCCAATTCCAAGAATGGATCCGATAAAGTCATACATTATTTTTTACTCGCAGAAAATCTAATATCTGCTTTACCGTAAACACATAGGCCACAAGAAACGCAGGCGGACCCATTGCTAGAGATAAGCGGAATACTTTTCATATTCTCAGGGCACTTAGCGCCAGGCTTGCCAGTCAATTCTTTCATCGTGTCTTCGGTTGAAGCGAATGTCTTCCCTAGATAAGCAAGGCGGACCTTAGAATTAGTTTTCAAATCGAATGCTATTTCTTTATTCTCATCATCGGTGGAATAGTAAAGAGATAAATTAGAGACATCCTTAAGAATAAGCGCTGCAGACTTTACACGAGTGTAAACCCAGAATTGAACATCGGGGTGGTTAGTAATGATTACTTTCCAGGCATATGCGTAAGTATCATTGAAGAAGTCCCCGTCCCAGTGGATACGGAATAACTTAGGAGCGTCTTTCTTTTCACAATCGGCGATAAATTCTACAATCATCTCATCTAATAGAATAAGCATTGTATCCATATCGGCATTGCGTAGCAATTCCCAATTGTGTAGCAGATTAGTTTTTACTCCAGGGAATAACTTTTCGAGTTTTCCTGCGTAGCAAACGCTTTCACAAATACTAGTGGCACCAGGGCACGAGTAAGCTTTTCCAGCAGGTAATCCGAAAGTGTTAGCAATTGCCGCTTGCTTTCCATTTTTTGTGACAAGGTTAGCCACCTTTCTATCGTTAGAGCGTTTCAGTTTCATAGGGGTAATTATAGCGGTTGGGTCTGACATATTAGTAATCCTCATCCATTCCAAATCCAGCGGAAGCAAGAGCATCAGAATCAGCCCAGCCAATAGTTTCAAAGAATTCCATTTCCTCAGACGCATAGCATTCAGCGCAGATATAATCATCGCCATAAATTTCATATTCTGAATCATTGTCAAAAGTTTCTTGAGCGCCACAAATTTCATAGTTCAAGCAAGATACTGTAAATAGTTCCATAATGGACCTCTTTCGTTGGTAGATATTGGAATTATAGCAGATTAGACTGACATTTTCCACGCCACGCCCAATTTTCCAGGGTGTTTTAGATCACAGTCTTAACGACACGCCCGACCCCGTACCTTTGCGGGCCGAGCTGTGGGCTATTGATCGAATTTATTTTTATGTTTTATTTTGCGTGTGTATTTTTTTTTATTGCGAACAGGTTGCGCCGCATTACTGCGGCGCAATTCCTGAATGCGTTTTACTTTATCTTGAAGTGAATTTAGGAACATTGTAATTGCTCGCTTCGTGAAATCGTTTTACATCAAATCGCTCATTATCTTTCGCAAACATTTCAGCGAAATCATTTACGATTTTAGAAAATAAAGCGGGGTGAGTTTTATCGCTAGCATACTTTAGAATTTCTGCGGTTGCTACATAGTCTTTGCGTGTCATCATTTTGCTACCACCATTCCGCTACGATAAAAGTTTTTTGTATAGCATTTCAATTCGGGAGTGTAAATATTTACAGTTGAGAATTCATCAGCAAATCCCCAATCGGTGAATTTGAAAAACGCTGACCACGCTTCCATTTCATCATAGTAATCGCCTTGCCAATGTGGCGCATTTCCGTCATAGGCTAGAGTTATTTTATACATTAGTTTCCCTTTCGTTAGTTAAAAAATGAGTCTTGCTCTTTGCCGAAATCGCAATCGCAAGTTTCGACATCAAAATTATTGTTATCTCCAAAAAAGATTAGTCCAGTTGAATTACAATCTGAGCAATCTATACGCATTACTGAGTTTATCATTATCCTTCACACTCGCAATTCTCATCATAGTTAAATTCGCAATAGTAGCAACCCATTTGCTCGCCGTGTGCTTTACACACATAAACAAATTGGCTTTCGTCACAATGAAATTTTATTTCATCTTTTATGAAATAGAATTCGGTTTCGTCAATGTATTTTGTATCTAACATTTATTCACCTACCTTTACGGCTACATAGCGATAAGTATCTCTGAAAGTGTTTTGCGCTCTTACCTGAATTCGATAACTATCGCAATCCGCATACCAGACCTTATCGGTTTTTTCTGCGTCAATAATTTCGCCCGATACTGAGCGAGAGTAATACATTTTTCCTACAAGTAGGTTTGCTACGGAATAGACATTTGCTGACATAAGTTGTCACCTTTCGTTTGGTTATACCGCAATTATAGCGGATAGGGCTGACATTTTCACATTACTAGCCAGTAATTCCAAATATTGAGACGCTCAAGCGGTGTGATACTAATCACATAGATATGTCCGTTTTGTCTGTCAAATCGACACGCCGTAAAATTCCAGGGGTTTTATAACTCTTTCATAACGACACGCCCGACCCCGTGCTTTTGCGGGCGGATCACCTTTTGTCAAGGCGACACGCCGCTATCTATTGATAATCTTTTAGAATTTCTTCTAATTCGTTTATTTGTTTATCGGTAAGATGATCGAGCTGAATTGCTTTTTCAAATCCAAATAAATCGCTCATTCGTTTTCCATTTCTGCTAGATAGTCCTCGTGTTCAATTAGTCCGATAGAAAAAGCAACAGGGTCGCAACATTCCAAAATCTCGGCGGGAGTAAAAGTTGAATAACCAATTTTTACAGTTGGATAAACATCATTTAGTAAATCAATAAAACTTTCTTTTATTTCTAAATCTTTTTCAAATTGCGATTTCATCTGCGACCTCTTTCCATTCAAAACAATAAGAGTCTGAAACAAAAGTGTTTTTCACAACGCTATCAAATAAAGACACCGCCTGATTTTCGTCCTCTGCGTCTATGTCTAGCCAAACGCCGAATGTGTATCTTTTCATTTATTTATTCTCGCAATTCTCGTGTCGTGTTTTTGGCGCAAGGACTACTTGCCCGCATACGCATTCATTCATTAGCCCGCTAGGGTAATCTCTTACAGTTGCGAATGTTGTCCAATTACTAGCCATTATTCAAACGCCCCTTCATTTAGTAATCCTAATTCAATGTTGAATAGTTCATCTGGTGTTGCCTCGGATAAATCTACCCAACCCGCACCCTCGTTATCTATGCGAAAGATTTCTACATAACCCATTTAGTCTGCCTCCTTAGTATTGAATAGTGAGGACATCTTATCATTAGCCTCTGACATTGTTGCGATAGCCTTTAGTAGGCTTTCCTTGCGTGTGGCTTCTACATAAGCCTTGTATTCATCTAGTGTCATTTTATCGACCTTTCGTTGTGGTTATAATGGTATTATACACGAGCACACCGACATTATCAACACGACACGCCGTATTTCAAGAAATCTTTTTATGTGATAAATCTCACAAAATTCCAGGGGTTCTAGTAGGTACCCGTAACGACACGCCCGACCCCGTGCCTTTGCGGGCCAGCTTGACTTTGTCAAGCCGACACGCCGTAGCGTTAGTGTGATTTAGCCCACTCCCTATAATCGGACACGATCTCACGCCATACAAGGCGAGCCATAAGTAGGGCGGGGATACCGATACCTAATTGGACTAGTGTAGTTAGTATGCGATTAGTAGTCATTAGTTACTCCATAAATCGTTAGTAGTTGTATCGGTTACGAATGTATCCGCTACTCGCTTATTCTTTATCTTATTGTATACCTTAACGCCGACAATAACTAGAGCGGTCAAGATAATGAACGCCCACCCTAGAGATACATAGAGGAAGTCGCCTAGGTCAATCATTAAGCCGTATTCATTTAGTTCGATAGTCATTTATTAGCCTTCCCAAGTTAGTGAGTATAGTTTTGCTAGTTGTTCATCATCTGAGTCATCAAAGTCATCAAGTGGAGGTTGTTCCTCATCTACTTCATCAAGGTAAGCGTATGCGTCTGCGACATCTGATTGGATAGAGGCGTATTTATCTATTGAGTTAGTTTGGTAAGAGTATGCGTATGACATTAGTTCTGTTCTACCTTTCGTAGGTGTGCTACTACATTTTTAGAAACCTTTTGTAGTTCGGTTACTGTCTTGTTCATTTCGTCTGCGCTAGTTGCTGTAAAGAAACCTAGGAATTGTGCGCCGTCCCATAGTGAGTAAGTGATTGTCATTTTATTTTCTATCCTTTTCGTTAGTTGGTTATTTTGTTGAGAGCGATTATTTGCTAGGCTCACCTTTCGGATTATTTGCTAGGCTCACGCTCTAATTCTTTATTTATTTGTATGTCGTAAGACTATCACGACCTACTGACATTTAGACCCATTTGGGGCTAGTGTCGTGTGTGATTTACCTCACACAACAAGCGCAATAGGTCGGTAGGCTAAAGAGGTGCTTTAGCAACGCCTTGCGTTCATAGGTAGTCAATTCGGGGTGGTTGGACTTCACGCCCCCGTGTTGGTATTCATAGACGATTGCGTCTAGTGTTTTTTGAGTGAGCATTTGATTGCTCCTTTCGTTAGCGGATTTCTTTACCGCTTGTTTTTCTTTATACCTTAAGCATAGCAGGGGGGACTGACATTTAGAGGTGTTTCTCGGGCGTGTCGCAAATAAATCTTAGAAAAACCCTGTGATATAGGACACACTCACGCTCAATATGTGCGGTCTATCCAAAATGTCCGAATTTTTTTATAGTGTGTATCGTACAAGATAAAGATATATTAACATTTTGTAAAATCTCAAAAAAAATATTTTTTGGTGGGAAGCTTGACATCGAAAATAGAAATAGTATACTTCCAATAGGGGGGTCGGGGGGTCAGTAAATCAATAAATAATAAATATTAAATATATAGTAAGACCTAAGACCTAAGATCAAGTGATACAACTCCAAAAAATTATATTAACATTTTAAAATAATTAGCCCCATTAGTCAATCCTAATCAGCAGAATGGTATAATTTATATAACGAGAAAAGGTGTGTATATGGATTTTACTGGTTGGGAAAAAATAAATGACTCTGCATATGTATACAGAGGATTTATCTCTGAAGAGCTATGTGATTTAGCTTTTGAACAATCTAGGATGGCACAAGAAATCGGTGAGATAACCGAAAACCCTAGTAATAAAGGAATACTCTTATTGCAAGTTCCCATGCTACGCCAGCTTGTAGAAAGAGTTAAAGAAATCTTTGATAAAGATCAATACGATGTAAATACTTTTTTACACTGGTACTCAGTCCCAGGTAAACCATTTGGAATTCACAGCGACGACCAGGCATACGACCCTCATCCACATAAAAAATCTTTTGGCGGAGTTATATACCTAGCAGAAATGGATGGAGGACGACTTTACTATCCAGAAACAAATACATGGATGCAACCACACAAAGGCGACCTAGTAGTTCAATCTTCTGCTGTATTGCACGGTGCAGAATCGGCAGCGGGAGATAACAAGAGAACTGTTACATTTGTAGTATACGATAAAACTAAACCAGGAACAAACTGGGACCAAGAAGAATATTTAAAATGGAGAACTGATACAATTAGAGGATGTAAGGACTGGCTATCTTCAGAAACTGGAAAACGCTGGGCAGAAGAATGGCCTTTTTGGGCAAGAGACATATTAGGGGGATAAATGGAACACAAACTATTAACAAAAGATGTAATCCTTTTTAAAAATACTTTAAAGGACCCAGCAGCGACTCAAGATTTTATTATACGATCAAAGACAAATAATGACCAGTGGTTTGGCGATTGGCAAGACTGGAGACCATGGGGTCAATATTCAAAAGCATACCCATATCAAGATCCATCATATGAAGTATGTAAAAATGAAGGTGGAGCACATCTTAGAGAATTTTTAGATATTTTCTGGGACGCTATGAAGATCTACAAAGAAAACTATTTAAACGAAGATTACTTTAAACTAATAAATGAAGATCCAAATATTCCAACATCAATGCAAGAAGCTAGAGAGCATCCTTCATATTGCTCTGCAGATGTAGTTATTCTAGAATCAGAAAATACAGACAAGTCTCTTCAGCTTTCAATGGAATATCATCAAGATCGCAGACCTTGGTTTGGAGGAACTCCTCACATCTTCAATTTCAACATTTATACAAACGATGATTATGAAGGTGGAGAAATACTTCTTATAAATACTGAAGATGCAGATTTATCGACATATATAGATTGTACTGGAAAAGAACAACAGTGTCGTATGATTGATCCACCAATTAGATATAAGATGGAGGCTGGAGACGGTCTGCTATTTAGAACAGACTTATATCATGCAGTTACACCAGTAGTAGGAAACAAGTTTTATGTTCGTCAATTCTTAACGGCATCGTTTAAAGAAGATTTTGTTAATACAAAAAATTCTATGCCAGAAGAAGAGTTTGAGGCATTGCTTAAAGAAAAAGAAAAAGAAGGATTTGCAAAATTTGGCTGGCAGTGCAGAGTATATGATTCTCTTCAAAAAGCTCAGGAAAGTCACGATGCAAACAATACAACTGTATATGTAGTAAAAGCAGTTGACTAGAATCATGGTATACTAATATTATGAAATGTGACTTTTGCGAAAACCCAAAGTATGTAGAGCGTATTAACGCTAAAGGCATACTTGAGAATTTTTGCACAAAGTGCATAGAAAAAGTTGTTCAGCAAACAAAGGGCGGGAAATGAAATTAATGCTTAAGATCGGGATTATAGTAGTCCTAGTTAATATATGTGGGTTAATCCTACAACTATATATAAACTAGGGGATATAGCTTAATCTGGTTAAAGCATTTGTCTTATATACAAACGACTTTGGGTTCAAATCCCAATATCCCTACAATGGAGTAGAAAATGAATAATGTAAAAGTACCTCAAGAATGGCCAAGAAGAAAAAAAGTAAGATCAATTTGTATTCTATTAGTAATCATGATATCGATACTAATAATCTCAGTCAACTAGGATATATATGAAGAAGTTATGGGCATTGATAAGTCTAATTGCGACAGCAATCCTTTCAGGACTTGCATTGTCTAAATTTCTAAATTGGGCGGGGGAAAGAGAAATCTTTGATTTTGACCTAAATGAGGACATAGACGATGAACTTCCCAGTCTATAGAGCTTTACAAATCTTCAGCTTAATTGCTATATATGTCGTAATAGGTCTATTTTGATAAATAAGGACATATCGGACAAGTTAGCGAAATATCTAGCCGAAGTTCGATATCAAGAAAATAATTATTTTGAAGCTAACAATCTTATGGCTAGGTCTTCGCTAGAATGGGTCTTAAAAGGTCTCAAGAGCCGATTAGAGGAATGTTTGAATGCAAGTTCAGGGGTATGTGACATATGGTACTTAGAATCGCATACAAGCTGTTTATTATTAATGAATCTAATATACGAATATAGTGGAGATCCCCTGTATGATGCTAAATTCTAAAATGGGTTCTTCTACCGCCGCCGCACTTCAATTTTTTCACTTTTGCACTTTCGCACTAAATGTCTGAATTGCCTTCTTCTTGTTTCTTCTTATTAATAATCTTGTGGGTGTTATCGCAATAAGGAAAATCTGCTGATTGACCACAAATACATTTCTTTTTGCAAAATGTTGTTTCAGGATAAACAGTATTGTTCCAAAGTTTAATCTCTTCTGGGTCCGACATCAAAGGGTGCTTGTCTGGGTTAAACAATTCATAAGTTCCTGGTGCGTGTTCTTTTTCCATACAGAAGTTTGAATAAGCAAATCTAATCCCACTAGTTATTTGCCTTACTCCGTGTTCCCAAGGGTGAGTGGCTCCATGTATTGCAATATCTCTAGGTCTAACATTTACCTGAAGGCAATCATCTGGGTCTCCTGGTCGATCCTTAACTGTGCCGTCTTTTTCTATGTTTGGGTAAAATATTTCTCCGCCTTCGTAATTTCCCAAATAAGCAACAATTCCATGGCTAAGTCTGCAGCATGTTGACCATCGGTCTAGCTGTGTTAAATCGTGTTCCATATTCATGCCAGGGCTATCTGCGTGTACAAACATTCCGTCATCTCCAGGACGCATAACATTTACAAAAAGCTGTGGGTGGATGTAATGTTCTGGATATATCAACATAGATATTCTGTCCCATATTGGCTTAAGCTCTGGCATCAGTGGTCCAGTTTTGTCCTTGTACCAGTCTATATACTGATCTTCAAAAATAAACGCATCTTTAGAGTCTTTGTATGACTCTTCATGCTCTTTCATAAGACGCAGTATAGTTTCGTTTTCTTCTTCTGTTATAAAGTTTCTATATACCCAGACCTGGTCTGCTATTTGCTCAACGTTTGGATTATCTGTAAACATTATTTTTTGCCAGCCATTCTTTTTAGTTTAGAAAATATTTTTAAAAAAAATAATTCAATTTTGATTTCCGACGTGGCTTCTTTAGACTCCTGGTTTTTATAAAAACTGCTGTTATACCTAGGATTCCTTGATGCTTGCGAAAAGTGGTCCCTTGCCATTATATAATTATTATACCACCAGAGATGTAAAAAACCCCCTTCGGAGGCGGATCCAAAAGGGGGCTTTACAATTGGGAGAATAATCTCAACCAACACTTTATTATAAGTTAATAAAGATTTAATGTCAAGGAATAATAATACCTTTTTCAACAAGAGTGTCGTACATGTTACCCATTTGCCATTCAAGGAACGGCTGGTTTTTAATTATTTGTTGTTCTACGTCTGCAATATCTGCTCCGCTAGATACGCCAGCAAATCGTGTGTCATTGTTTAATTTTTCAAGCATTAAAAGCACTACTTTTTCTTTTTCCATTTTATTCTTCCTCGTTTGGTTTAAATGATGGGGCTGGTCCAAGCAGATAGCCCTGGTTATGATATTCTACCATTTTTTGAGTATCTTCTCCACCGACAACTTTATTTGCCAATAGCGTCAATACGTCATATATTCTGTGAAGCATTATATAAGTTACCATAGGTAAATTATCCTCTAAATCAGAGGTTGATATATTATTGTCCTTCTGGTCTTCCTGCATCTAGCCAAAAAACCTCTCTACCCATTGCGTCTGTCACTTGAATTGGAGCAGACTCAGTTTCTAATTTACAAATACATTCTTCTTTACACATTTTTATCCACCTGAGCAACTATATTCTGATAAGTTGCTAGCCCTAATGCTTTTTTATACTCACAAGATAGGCAATATAAGTATACCTCATCTGAAATAGTCTGATTACAAAAAAGAATGGATTGGTCTACTGGGCATAAAAGCTTTTCAACCAATCCTTCTTCTGACATGGAGATGTAGGTTGATACGTATTGTATCCTCATCCCATCTCCTTTACTTTGTCGGAAATTTTAATAAAAATTCCTTAGCTCTTGGGGTCATACCCTTCCAAGCTGACCAATCAATACCGCCATTAGTCATATAGTACGTTATCTCTGCGTTTGTTACTGGGTCGAATAACTCTTTGTTACTCTGTAGATTAAATTTCTCAAGTCTTGTAGGACCAAGATTTCCAATCATGTTTATCTGAAACAGTCCGTAAGAACTGTCTCCTGTATTCCTATTCCCGTTATATGCAAGCGGTCTTCCATTAGATTCACGCTTTGCTATGGACCAAGCTTTTTTAAGGCCTACTCCTTCGAATCCTACAGTCTCAAGTAATAGTTTTAACTCTTTGTCTGTAAGCATCTCAGATGGTTTGTAAATTTCTTTACTAAAGCTATCTAAGACTTCTTGCTTTAATTGGGCTTCAGTTTTCACTAAAGGTGCTACTACAGTTAAAGCGCTAGATGATGGTTGTCCAGAAAACAAAAACAGTGTTGTCACTGCTATTATTGTCCAGTCACGAACTAAATCGCTAAACTGTTGCTTTATATTCTCCATTGGCATTTCCTCCTATAGAGATAACGAACTCTAAGAGTATCATTAAATACAAAGATCTGTCAAGTTAGTTGACCAAAACACTATCTCACATAATGATATTTTTAAAAATATTTTTAACCCCTAGACCATTAAATAAAAGTTTGATACACTAGGACTTCACTTAAAATTAGCACCGCAAGGCGGAGAAAAGGTCGTATAGTAAATGTCACAAACTATTGAAAATCCTTATGAAAACTTTATTGCTCTATCTAGATATGCAAAATGGGTAGAAACAGAAGGTCGTAGAGAAACATGGGGAGAAACAGTAGATAGATACTTTAACTTTATGACTAATCATTTAAAAACAAACTATAATTATATTCCAAATGAAAAGCTAGTTGCGGAATTAAAAGAGTTTGTTTTTGAACGAAATGTAATGCCATCTATGAGATCAGTAATGACTTCAGGTGCTGCTCTAGAAAGAGATAATGTGGCTGGATACAACTGTGCTTTTCTTCCAGTTGATTCTCCCCGCTCATTTGATGAAACAATGTATGTTCTTATGTGTGGAACTGGTGTCGGATTCTCAGTAGAATATAAATATATTAACAAGCTCCCGTCAGTCCCAGAGAAACTTGAAAAATCAGACACAGTAATTGTTGTTGAAGATTCAAAACAAGGTTGGGCAAAAGCTTATCGTGAATTGCTTGCTTTACTTTGGACTGGACATATTCCAGCTATTGATGTTTCTAAAGTTCGTCCCGCAGGCGCAAGATTAAAGACCATGGGTGGAAGGTCTTCAGGACCACAGCCGCTTATTAATCTATTTGATTTTACAATTGCAAAGTTTAAGAACGCTGCAGGAAGAAATTTAAAGCCAATTGAATGCCATGACATTATGTGCAAGATTGGTGAGGTTGTTGTAGTTGGAGGGGTTCGCAGATCAGCAATGATATCTCTTTCAAATATTAATGACATTGAAATGGCTCAAGCCAAATCAGGAAATTGGTGGGAGCAAAGCCCACAACGTGCTTTGTCAAACAATTCTGTTGCATATTCAAGAAAGCCACAGATGGAGCAATTTATTGCAGAATGGAAATCTTTATATGACTCAAAATCAGGAGAGCGAGGCATATACAATGTGGCCGCAGCTCAAGCCCAAGCATCAAAGTTTGGAAGAAGAGATCCAGATATACACTACGGAACTAACCCGTGTTCAGAAATTATTTTACGTCCTTATCAGTTTTGTAACCTTTCAGAAGTTGTATTACGTGAAAACGATACAAAGAAAGACATCCAGCGCAAAGTTGAGCTTGCAACAATTCTTGGGACTTGGCAATCAACCCTAACAGACTTTAAGTATCTTCGTAAAATTTGGAAAGACAACACAGAAGAAGAAAGACTTCTTGGAGTTTCATTGACTGGACAGTTTGGTCACAAATTTATGTCTGGCAAAGAAGATATAGTTATGCTTGAGTCATTTCTAATGACATTGCGTGAAAAAGCAAGAGAGATTAACAGAGAAGAATCTGGAAAAATTGGAATCCCAGAGTCAGCAGCTATTACATGCGTAAAACCTTCAGGAACGGTATCTCAATTAGTTGGAGTATCTTCAGGAATGCACCCATGGCATTCACCATATTACATTCGTACTGTTCGTGGCTCAAAAGGGGATCCAATTTCTACATTTTTAAAGGAAGTCGGCATCCCAGTAGAAGATGATGTAATGAAGCCAAACGAAACATATGTTTTTTCGTTTCCAGTAAAAGCACCAGAAGGCTCAATTGTTAGAAACGACTTAACTGCTATTCAGCACTTAGACATTTGGCTAGTTTATCAACGTGCATGGTGTGAGCACAAGCCATCTATTACTGTTTCTGTAAAAGAAGAAGAGTGGATGGAAGTTGGCGCTTGGGTATATAAGAATTTTGACGAGGTTTCTGGAATTTCTTTCCTTCCTCACTCAGACCACACATACAAGCAGGCGCCATATCAAGAGGTTTCAAAAGAAGAATATGAAAGCCTTTTGGGGAAAATGCCAAAGAGCATTAGATGGGAAGACCTTTCATTTTATGAGACAGAAGATGGAACTTCACCCTCTGCCACCCTTGCCTGTAGCTCAGACGGTAATTGCGAGCTTGTAGATATTTCAGCATAGTGGTAGAATTATAGTATTCGGCCAAGGCCGAAAATTCCAAGGGCAAATTGCCCACAAGGAGATAATAAAATGGCTAAATTTGCAAAAGCAGATTTAAATAAAGATGGAAAGGTAACTATGCAAGAACAGATACTAGCAGCATTAGCAAGCTACGGAAGAGCATTTCTTTCAGCAGCATTAGCGCTATATATGACAGGCAATACAAATCCTAGAGATTTATTGCTCGGCGGAGTTGCAGCAGTCGCACCCGTAATTTTAAAGGCATTAAATCCAAACGATAAGAATTTTGGATTTGTCAACAAAGCCTAAGTTGTAGTTGATTGGGAAGGTCCTTATGCTAAAATTGGCATAAGGGCTTTTCTAATTTAGGGGTAAATGTGGCAGCGCAAAAGAATTTTGAAGTTGATCAAAATACAACGTTTACGTTTGAGGTTCAATACCTAGACGAAGATCAAACACCCATTCAGCTTCATAACCACACAGCAAAACTTCAAGTTAGAGATACTCAAGGCGGAAAAAAGCTAGCGTTTACATTAACAGAACAAGACGGACTAACCATAAGTCCAGTAGAAGGCAAAATACAAATATCGATATCTGCAGATAGAACAAACAAAATGTTTTTCCCAAAATCTGCATACGATCTTGTGCTGGTTGATCCTAGTGTCAATAAGACAAGATTATTAGAAGGATATATGACATTAAATAGGGCGGTAACAGTATAATGGCAACAAGGTTAATAGTCACAGAAAACAACCCACTTGTTGTAGTAAGGTCTACTGGAGCCCCTGGAAGAACAATAATAAGTGGAGGCGGAAACCCAGACAACACATTGGGAGTGCCAGGAGACTTTTATTTTGATACAAACACAACAAGGTTTTGGGGTCCCAAAGCTGCAACAAATACCTGGAATATAAACAATAGCTTTATCCTGGATAAACAAATTTCTTTGACCTATCCATGGGAAATGGCACAAGTAACTGGCCCAGTCAATGGCATATATTCAGTTCGGATAAATCATAATCTTGGGTTCAACCCAAATGTAACCGTGAAGTCCAGCGCTGGAGACATATTAGAAACTGGAATAGACTATAATAGTATTAATCAAATAACACTGACTATGGCGCAACCGTTTTCAGGGACAGCATATCTGTCATAAAGGAGAAAGAAAATGGCAAAAAAGTTTTTAGTTAGCATTGATCTCAATAAGAATGAGCTCCTTAATGCTAGAATCCAAAATTTAGGGGCTGCCCCTTCATCACCAGTTGCTGGTCAAATTTACTTTGATACAGGAACACATGTACTTTATTTCTACAACGGAACAGAGTGGACACCAACATCTGGATCTACTGAAGTAATTCAAGATTTAATTGGTTCCTCTATTGCTGGCGGAGTTGGATTAACAGGAACTTACTCAGATTCATCAGGCGTAACAACATTAGATTTAGACGACACAGCAGTAACTGCTGGAACATATGGATCACAAACAAAGATACCTACATTTACAGTAGATCAGCAAGGTAGACTAACTGCTGCCAGCGAAGTAAATGTTGCAACTGATCTTTCAATAACTGGAGACACTGGAACTACCGCGATATCTCTTCTTACAGAAGGATTGGCTGTAAATGGCGGAGAAGGAATTGATGTTGCTGTAACAAACAACACGATTACAATTTCTGGGGAAGATGCATCTACAACAAATAAAGGTATTGCTTCTTTTGATGCAGCAGACTTTAATGTAAATGCAGGCGTAGTAACCGTAAAAGATATTAATTTAGATTCACAAACAACAGGCGACTATGTAGCAACTATTATTGGAACAGCAAACGAAGTTACTGTTTCTCCAAATAGTGGACACAATGCAGCCGTAACAGTAGGCTTGCCAGACAACGTAGAAATTACTGGTAACTTACAAGTTGGTGGAAACTTAAATGTTATTGGAACCGTTAACTCTGTAAACACAACACAGATTAATATTGAAGATAATAAGGTAAAACTAAATAGTAATTTTGCTGGCACCCCAACAACAGACGCAGGAATAACAGTAGAGCGTGGACTAGAGACAGACGTAGAAATTCTATGGAATGAAACATCTGATACATGGACATTAACTAATAATGGAACAGCCTACCATGCAATTGCTAGAAAGTATGCAGAAACACTTGGTGCATCTGCCACATCCTATACAATAACACACAACTTAGGCACAGCCGATGTAACAGTTCAAATATTTGAAGCGGCATCCCCATTTGCACAAGTCGAAGCTGATGTAAAAAGAACTAGCTCAAATACAGTAACAGTAGACTTTGCAATAGCCCCGTCAGCTGGAGAATATAAAGTAGTAGTTGTAGGATAATAAAATGTCCAGACAAATGAAGGTTGCACTTAATCTTCTTACTTCTATGGAGAACCCTGATATAGCCACAGTCGGAGATATTTATTTTAACGTAGTCAGTAAGAATTTAAGAATATATAATGGTATTGTCTGGGTAGAACTAACCCCTCCCAGTACAGATCCAACACCATTTTACATGCACACCCATACATTTGATGGAAATGTTCATACAATTGATGTTCAGAATAAGATTACATTTAAGGAAACAAATACTGCCGATTCTCCCAATCTAGTATTGCCGCTTGTAGTCGGATACGATGGACAAAGTCCTTCAATATCAAATCAAGGCGGAACATTTGAAAACCAAACATTGCTTGATGGCGGAAACCCAGAAGGCAGTGTTATAGAAGTACAAGACGAAATTCTAGAAGGAGGAAGTTCTGCAGACAACGATGGTATAATTGTTGATGCAGGAGGTTCATAAAATGGCATCATTAAGAATACAACTCAGAAGAGACACAGCAGCAAACTGGGTGTCCAACAACCCTATATTATTACCAGGTGAATTAGGCATCGAAACAGACAGCCTAAAGTTTAAAATTGGTAATGGGTCAAGATGGAATGCAACAACTTCCTATGCATTTAAAGCTGGAGAAGCCAATGGCCTAGCCACACTAAACTCTTCTGGAAAAATTCCTTCATCTCAGCTACCAGATTCAATATCAGTAGGAGGAGATTTCGCAGCAGCAATAGCAGCTTTAACTACAAACTCCATCACAGAAGGTTCAACAAATAAGTATTTTACAAATCAAAGAGCAATTGATGCAGTATCTGAAGCGATATCTTCTGCAATTGCAACTGAAACTACAAATAGAAACGCCGCTATTGCAACACAAGCATCTTCTACAACAGCAGCAATTGCAACAGCAAAAACACAAGCAATAGCTGCAGCATCTGACGATGCATCTGCAAAAGTAATTGCAGCCAAAGCAGACGCTGTTTCGTTGTCAGCTACATACACAAACTCCGCAATTGCAACAGAAGTAATAAATAGAAACTCTGCAATATCAACAGCAGTTTCTGGTTTGTCTTCTGGTGGTGGATCAACTGGTCCTACGGGCGCAACAGGTCCACAAGGTTTACCTGGAGCCACTGGCGCAACAGGTCCACAAGGTTTACCTGGAGCCACTGGCGCAACAGGTCCACAAGGTTTACCTGGAGCCACTGGCGCAACAGGTCCACAAGGTTTACCTGGAGCCACTGGAGCCACTGGCGCAACAGGTCCACAAGGTTTACCTGGAGATACTGGTCCTACGGGCGCAACAGGTCCACAAGGTTTACCTGGAGATACTGGTCCTACAGGAGCGCCTGGAACCGCAGCAACAATAACAGTTGGCTCTGTTACAACAGGAACACCTGGTTCATCTGTTTCTGTAACAAACTCAGGCACAACATCAGCAGCAATACTAAACTTTACAATTCCACAAGGAGCCACTGGCGCTACGGGCGCAACAGGATCTGGCGGTGGTTCAACTTTTTCTGGAAATACTGATGCAGTAGCAGAAGGCTCTACAAATCTTTACTTTACAAATGAAAGAGCTTCAGCTGCAAACAATACCAGATTTACAGACGTATATGTAAACATTAACGCCGCTACAGATGAAATAATGACATATGTAGGAAATAACTTTGTAACAATATCAAATCTAGACAATAGACTAGACGGATATGTAATGGAAGCGGATGCAGATTTAGCAGGAGGATATGCAAAAATTGGAGTTACTAGTGGAAAAATTCTTGACACAGTAATACCATCAACAATTGCAAGAACTTCAGACATTGCTTCCCAGATAGCTACAGTTGTAAATGGTGCACCAGCCACATTCGATACCCTTAAAGAAATTGCAGATTATATTGCTACAGATGAAACAGCAGGAACAGCATTAACAACATTAGTTGGAACTAAACTATCCTCAGCAACTGCCGCATCAACATATGCGCCACTTGCTTCTCCAACATTTACTGGAACAGTTTCTGGTGTTACTAAATCAATGGTGGGACTCGGAAACGTAGACAATACCACAGATGCACTAAAGCCAATTTCCACAGCCACCCAATCAGCATTAGATGCCAAGTTGGCAATATCAACTGCATCAACAACATACGCTACAAAAGCATCACCAGTATTTACTGGAACAGTAGATTTTTCTGGTGCTACGGTAACAGGAATTACAGCCTTACCACCACAAATTAACAACACTGGTAAATATTTAACTACAGATGGCACATCTGCTTCATGGGCAACATTAAACTTAACAAGCTATGCAACTAAAGCATCACCAGTATTTACTGGAACAGTAGATTTTTCTGGTGCTACAGTAACTGGACTGTCTACAACAATAGCAGACAGCTCTATAACTTCTGCAAAAATTGCAGACGGTACAATAGTAAACACAGATATAAGCGCATCAGCATCAATAGATAAAAGCAAAATTGCTGGAACAGCAGTTACTTTAGCTGATACAGCGACAGTTACAAATGTTATGCTTGCAAATAATTATGTTGGAATTAATGGACAACTAGTTTCTTTGGGATCAATAACAACAATTCCCGTTGGAGCAAAAACATTCTATAATAATACTGGCGTCCTACCAGCTTCTGGAATGGTTGCTGGAGATATTTATATTCAGGTTGGGTAAAGTTTTATGAAAATATATAACGGAACAACCTGGCAAGAATCTAAATCATTAAAAATACATAATGGGTCTACCGCCGTTGCGGCTATTAAAGGCTGGGTCTATGATGGTACATGGAAATTGGGTTATCCAAACTACCCGTCATCTTCAGGAATTACCCTTCTTTATTCTGGCACACTTTATCCAACAGTTGGAACAACATGGTCTGTTATGGGAAACTGGAAAACAGATCCAGCAGACGTACCAACCTCATACACTTATCAGTGGAAACGCGGAGCTACAAATATTTCAGGAGCAACATCTGCTACTTACACCACGGTTGCAGCGGACGTTGACTCAGTTTTAGGGGTAACAGTAGTTGCAACAAATGCAAGAGGAAGTACAACAATCAGCGGAAGTGCTGGATCAGCTACCCTTCCAACAGTATCTAGTCTTGTTGCTTATGACTCAACGCCAACCCCAACAGCTTCTATAAATTTATCAGTAAATGGACTTTCTTATTCAGGATCCTGGTCTTCAACAAATGCGACATCAGTTTCAATAGCAACAACAAACGGACAGATTTATCCAGACTCTACAGGACCTTCTGGAAATTATACTGGAACTGGAACAGCGAACCCAATTTCAGTATCAGCTACCCCCACAAACACAAATAAAAAAGTTTATATGAGTTGGTCTGCCGCACCTGGTGCGGCATCTTATGATGTTGTTAAATATGGAAATAACGTTACAACAACAGTAAACGTTCCTTCATCTCAAACAAACTATACTTGGGACATTGCAACTGGAAACGAGACAAATAGTTTTTCAATATACCCAAAGTCACCAGCGGGATTGCAAGGGTATGGAGCCAGTCAGAGCGTATCTGCTTCTAATAAAACTGGTGTACCAAGTAGTGCAAGCTCTAATTTATATGAGCCGTATCCCTCAGCCCCAACCAACGTATCTGGTTATGATAGCTCTAGCGCAGATAGCGGATCTTTTTCTTGGAACTCTTCTACTTCACCAATAGGCAGAACAATACTTTATCATTCTTATACAATAAATAAGAATGGATCGTTTTACGCTTCTGGCACTACTGCACAAGGTGTAACAAGCGTAGCAGTTCCCGCAACAGGATCTTTTACCATATCTGTAACTGGTTTTGATGGCATATGGACTTCAGCTGCAGGAACAGGTAGCGGAACATTTACTGTCAAAGCCCCAGGCACACCTTCTCCATCCACATCTTCAATAACACATAATTCTTTTAATATTAGCTGGAGCGCCATTCCAGGAGCAGACACTTATTCTGTAAAAATTGGAACTTCTTCTGGAGGAAGCAACATAGTAGACACAACTACATCTTATACCTCATATGCCGCTTCATCTTTATCTGAAAGCACTCCATATTATGTAACAGTTGCAGCATCTAAACCTGGTTATGGATATGGGCCTGGCGGCCCAGCTTCAGCAACTACTACAGCAAACCCAACAGTTACAATATATACCCCAACCCAACCAACATTTTATCGAAGCGGATCAACAATGAAATGGGGATTTGATAACCCAATATGGACTGGACCACTTGATCCAGTTGGAGTAGAATGGGAAATAAGAGCGTCTGCTTCTTCTGGAGGAACATTAATTACAGGCGGAAACACAAGAGACTATAACGACAGCTGGATTTCAACTAGTGGACTTCCTTCAATCTGGCATTATATTGTTGGAACTCATGCTGGGGACTTGACCGCTACAACATCAGCAAGATATTTAAGATTTAGACTATACGGATGGAATACTGTAACTTGGGCACTAGTTAACGGCCCATGGTCGGCTTTTGTTTAAGGAGAATGATATGATATTAAAAGAACATAAGCTATTTATTATAAACGGGCACCTAAAATCATTAGGGGCTCAAAAAATAATGCTAAACGATAAGATTACCTCTGAGTTAAATCAAGAGGAAATTGCTGAGATAAACTACAGTATACAAACAATAGATGAACAGATTCAGTCTATTGAGCTTGAAAAAATAAAAATAGAACAAGGAGAATAAAATGACAACATACACAGCCCTAACAAATGATGAAAAGGCAGCAATTGCTCAAGGAGAAGTAAGAAACTTAGAGTACCAGATGTATGCAGTTGAAGTAAAACTTATTGCAGAAAATGCAAAGTCTACTCCAGATGCAAATCTAGTTGCAGAGCTAAACGCATCTATGGCAGAAAAGCAAAGTCAAATTTCAGCGGTATTAGCGTAATTATAATTATATCTAGGATATAATAGGATAACACGCAACACCGCCAGGAGGATTTATAAATGGCAACGGCTTTTCCAACAAGTAAAGACAATCTAACTAATCCGTCAGGATCTGATGAATTAACTGGACATGCAGCGCAACACGCAAATGCTAATGATGCAATTGAAGCACTTGAAACAGCAGTTGGTGTAACTAACTCTACTGATTCAAACTCTCTTACATATAAAGTAAATGCCCTTTCCTCAGAACTAGTAGGCATCTCAAATACATCTGATGCAATAACAGAGCTTTTGGGTTTAGACGGAAACAACGATCTTGAAGTAAATGGAATTGAAAATGCTACTAACGTAGATTCATTTGCAAAGGCTTCATGGAGAACGGTTAACTATAAGGTACAGGTTAAAAAGGGTGTAGATGTATACACATCAGAAATCACAGCAATTCATGATGGAACAGACATATTAGTTTCAGAGTCTAACATAGTTTCAACAACAAGCAATACTTTATTTACTTATACTTTTGAAGAAAATTCAGGTATAATTAGTTTAAGAGTTATCCCTAATGGTGGATCTATTACTTTTAAGTATTATAGAACTGCAATTAAGGCATAAAAAAGCAATAAGAGGAGTCATATAAATGGCAACAGTAGTCAAAAATTTTAGAATTAAATCAGGCCTCATTGTTGAAGGTACAACAGGTACAATCAACGGCCAAAACATACTTACAGAAACAGGCGCAGATAGTTATATCCTCAATCTTGTTGGCGGAGCGACTCTTGTAAAATCAGTAGAAGCCACGCAGCTTGAAGTAAACGGAGCAGGAAAGCTATCCGTAAAGTCTGGCGTATTTGATGCAGCGGGAGCAGCAGCAGCTGCACAGACTGCAGCAGAAGCAACTGCATCAGCAGATGCATCAGCTAAGGCTAATGCCGCACAGTCAGCCGCAACCACAGCAGCAGCAACAGATGCAACAACTAAGGTAGCAGCAGAAGCAGCACTTAGAGTATCAGGCGATGCAGCTTCAGTTTCAACCGCAGCCGCAGATGCAACAACTAAAGCTGACGCCGCACAGGCAGCAGCTATTTCTGCAGCCGCTGCAGATGCAACAACTAAGGCTAACGCCGCAAAGAGTGGTGCAGAAGCAACAGCAGCCGCAGACGCTACTTCAAAGGCTAACGCCGCACAGTCAGCCGCTATCGCAGCAGCAGCAACAGATGCAACAACTAAGGCTAACGCAGCGCAAGCAGCCGCAGAAGCAACAGCAGCATCTGCCCTTTCATCTGCAATATCAACAGAAGTTTCAAATCGTAACACAGCAATTTCAACTGCAGTGGATTCATTAGTAGATGGTGCACCAGCGCTTCTTAATACATTAAATGAATTAGCAGCAGCAATTAATGATGATGCAAACTACACAACAACTATTACAACCGCTCTTGGAACAAAAGCTAATTCAGCAGATGTCACAACAGCAATATCAACTGCAGCATCAAACGCAGCAACAGATGCAACAACTAAGGCTAACGCAGCGCAAGCAGCCGCAGAAGCTACAGCAGCCGCAGACGCTACTTCAAAGGCTAACGCCGCTAAATCAGCAGCAGAAGCTACAGCAGCCGCAGACGCTACTTCAAAGGCTAATGCCGCACAGTCAGCCGCAGAAGCTACAGCAGCCGCAGACGCTACTTCAAAGGCTAACGCCGCAAAGAGTGGTGCAGAAGCAACAGCAGCCGCAGACGCTACTTCAAAGGCTAATGCCGCACAGTCAGCCGCAGAAGCAACCGCAGCAGCAGCTCTTGGTTTGGTTAAGGACGGAACTACAAAGTTTACAGCAGTAAACGTAAACGACCTAGTTTCACAAAGAGCAGTACAAGCAACATTAGCTTCAATATCAACAGGATCTTCTGTGATGTCATGGGCTAAAACAGATTATCCAACAGCTAAGCTATGGGTTAAGTTTGCAACAGCAACTCACTCACAGATTTCAGAAATTCTATTAACCACAGACTCATCAAACAATATAGCAATTACAGACTTTGCTGAGACTGGCACAAACGGTTCTCTTGGAACAATTAGTGCATCATACTTGGGTGGAAACATCGGAGTAGAAGTAAATACTGTTTATGCAAATACAACAGTAACAGTAGTAGCAACACTAATTAAATAATTTAATAAAAGGTATGGGGTCCTTTCAAAACCCCACCAAATAACAATTAGGGGATATGTGAACTTAAATGGCAACAGTAAATAAGAATTTTAGAGTAAAGAATGGATTGAATGTGGCTGGTACAGCTACGTTTGATTCTAACATTGTATTAGGCACCGCCCCGATAGCATTTGATCAAACAACAGGGAGACTACAGATCCAAATTAATGGAGACTGGGTCTCTTTAGCACATACAACAGATGTAGTAGATACATCTGGAGCAATTAGCTTTATGGATATTGGATTGGCCATTGATTATAACGGTCAACCAGTCTATACAGTACAAGCAAACGGGGTTGTAACAACAGCGACTAAATTCGCTGACGGAGGAACCCCAGGAACAACATCGTTTGACCTAGCATTTGATTCCAGTACAATTAGCGCATAATTATAATGGTACAAATGGTATACTTTACAAATAATATAAAACAAGGGGTGGCATAATGTCAACAGTAAGAATTCAAGTAAGAAGAGGAACCGCAGCAGACTGGACCTCAGTTAACCCAATACTAGCAGCAGGAGAAATGGGTTACGAATCAGATACAAACAAGTTTAAATTTGGTAACGGCACAGGAGCATGGAGCACACTTTCATACGGCGCTTCAGATACACCTGGCGTTACAGAAATTGCACAAGATGCAATCAACGCAGCACTTGCGGTTGGAACAGGTCTTACAAAGACATATAACGACGGCGCCAACACAATAACAATTGCACTTGAAGATACAGTATGGGCAAACAGAGCCTACGTAGATGCAGCAGTTGCAAGCCTAGGTAATACAGCAGATGCAACATATGTTCCAGAATCAGATAAGGGACTTGCTTTTGGAGTTGCATCACTTGATTCAGCTGCTAAGGTTCCTACAGCTCAAATAAGCGATTCTTCAGTAAGAGGAAAGCTAAGCGTCTCTGGCGACGGTATCAACTACAGCTCATCAACTGGTGTAATATCACTAGACCTAACAGATTCAGCAACAGCAGTTGCAAGTAAAGGTTATGTTAACACACAGGTTTCAAATATTGTAAATGGTGCACCTGGTGTACTAGACACATTGCTAGAGCTTTCAAATGCCCTAGGTTCAGATGCAAACTTTTCAACAACTGTTACAAACAGCCTTGCAACCAAGGCTACAATTGCTTCGCCAACATTTACTGGAACAGTAACAATCCCAGCAGGAGCAGTAATTTCTGGATACGATTTACAGGCCGACCGCGAGTCAGCAATAACTGGAGCAACTACAGCAGCAGCAGCAGATGCTACAACTAAGGTAGCAGCAGAAGCAGCACTTAGAGTATCAGGCGATGCAGCTAACGCAGCAGCGATTGCAGCAGCAGAAACAGCAGCAGCAGCAGATGCAACTGCAAAGGCTAACGCAGCACAGACCGCAGCAGCCGCAGATGCTTCAACTAAGGCTAACGCAGCACAGACCGCAGCAGCAACAGATGCAACAACTAAGGCTAACGCAGCGCAAGCAGCCGCAGAAGCTACAGCAGCCGCAGATGCTTCAGCTAAAGCTAACACAGCACAAGATTTAGCAGCCACAGATGCAACAACTAAGGCTAACGCAGCACAGGCAGCAGCGATCTCAGCAGCAGCAGCAGATGCAAGCACAAAGGCTAATGACGCACAGGCAGCAGCTATCTCAGCCGCAGCAGCAGATGCAACAGGCAAATCAAATGGAGCTGTAGCAACGGCAGCAGCAGATGCAACTGCAAAGGCTAACGCAGCACAGGCAGCAGCGATCTCAGCAGCAGCCACAGCAGCAGAAACCGCTCTTTCAACACACAGTGCAGATACTACAGATGTTCATGGAATTGCAGACACATCACTTCTTGCAACAAAGTCTTATGCAGACACTGCAGAAGCAGATGCAATTACTGCAGCAGGAACAGCAGCAGACTCTAAGGTTGCAGCAGCAGTAGCAGCACTTACAAAGTCTTCAGTAGGACTTGCAAATGTTGACAATACTTCAGATGCATCAAAGCCAGTGTCAACAGCACAGGCTACAGCAATCGCAACTGCTAAGTCAGAGGCAATTGCAGATGCAACAGCTCAGGTAAATGCAGTAATTGCATCAGCACCAGCAGCACTCAACACACTTGACGAGCTTGCCGCAGCACTTGGTGATGACGCAAACTTTGCATCAACAGTCACTACATCACTTGGTTTAAAAGCACCACTTGCTTCACCAACATTTACTGGTACAGTAACAGTTGCAGCATCTGGAATAGCATTTACAGACGGCACACAAACCAAAGAAGGTGTTCCATCACGTACACCAATTATTCAAAAAACAGCAGAGTACGCACTTTCAGCACTTACTGAAAGAGATTCTTTAATTGAAGTTTCCCATACAGGTGTCACTGCAGTTAAAGTTTTAATCCCAACAGATGCTACACTTAACTATCCAATCGGAACATCTATTGACGTTCTTAGAACAAATACTGGCCCTGTAACAATTGAAGCAGTTGCACCAGGAACAACAACAGTAAATGCAACTCCTGGATTAAAGCTTCGTGCACAGTGGTCATCAGTAACATTAATAAAGAGAGCAGCAAATACTTGGGTAGTTGTTGGCGATCTGTCAGCTTAATTAGATAAAAAATAATAGGAGATAAAAAATGGCAAATAAGAAAATCGGTATTAAGTCTTCAGCACAGGACAACTTCCTGGAGCCAAAGGCCGTTACTGGATTTACTGCCACTGGTGTTAACGGAGGGGCGTTCAATAACGGTTCAGCGAACTTAGCTTGGACGCTTCCATCCGATTCACCAGCAGCAACACTATATACAATAGTGTCAAGTCCAGCAACAACAACACAAACATCAACTTCTACTACAAAGTCCTTTACAGGCCTCGCTGGTGGAGTATCATACACATTTACAATAACTCCATCTAATGCAGTTGGCAACGGTCCTACCACTACTTCAAATGCTACAACACCTACTACCGTCCCAGACCAAGTTGGTCTTGTTTCAGCATCATCATCAACAGCAGGAACAGACGTAGTATCTTGGCCAGCCCCAGCAAATGGTGGATCAGCAATTGATTTGTATTACTGGGCATCATCCGATGGAAAGCAAGGAAACACAGCAGCTACATCAGTATCAGTAGCCCAAGAGCAAGGAACAGCACAAACTTATACAGTTTATGCACATAATGCTAACGGAAATGGTGTCACATCAGGTGCCTCCGCTTCAGTTACAACCTTCTTCTCACCACCGTCATTCTTCTCACCCCCAGGGTTCTTCTCACCTCCAGGGTTCTTCGCACCTCCAGGGTTCTTCGCACCTCCAGGGTTCTTCGCACCTCCAGGGTTCTTCGCACCTCCAGGGTTCTTCGCACCTCCAGGGTTCTTCGCACCTCCAGGGTTCTTCGCACCCCCAGGGTTCTTTGGTCCCCCAGGGTTCTTCTCACCTCCAGGGTTCTTCTCACCTCCAGGGTTCTTCGCACCTCCAGGGTTCTTTGGTCCTCCAGGGTTCTTCTCACCTCCTGGGTTCTTCTCACCTCCAGGGTTCTTCTCACCTCCATCTTTTGGTGGCGGCGGCGGATGTATTGAAGAAAACACTCTAATTAAAACTAAAGATGGATTTAAAAAAATAAAAGATATTGAAGTTGGAGATATAATAGTCACCGCAGATTTAAATGAGTTGCCATTAGTAGGAACTCAAGAAGAATCTGAGCTTGATTATGAAACTTGGTCTTCTAATTCACTTTCATCTAACGGTTTTGTCGAAGCAACAGTAGTTTCAAAGATAGGCAAAATTGTTCCACAAATCATGTATTTTAATGGAGACGAATCTTTAAAGATTTCTTTACATCAACATGTGTTTATAAAAAGAGACGGTGTCTATAGCGTCGAACTGTCCTCAGACATAGTAGTAGGAGATCATTTAATTAAACTAGACGAAAATGGACTTATTTCTGATCTATTAATTACATCTATTACACTTGTCGACGGAGTCTCAACAGTTTACAGACTAAACACGGAGCCTCAAGACTGGTTCGTTACAGAAAATATCTTGATGCACAACTATAAGTGGTGGCTCTTGATGTAATGTTATTGTTCTATATTGACATTTATGTTTATAAATGTCATAATGAATAAATGATAGGTAGTTTAATGCAAAACAGTTTGTCGGAGACGTGGTCTTCAAAAGAACAGCTTTTCCCTGGACTTTGGGTTTACAGAAATGTAATTAAAAAAGAATTAAATCTTTCCCAAAGACTAGAGGAAGAGCTTTCTTTGTCTAGTCTTCATAGTTGGCAAAAAGCCAAAGTTGGCACTGATAAAAAAGACTCAGACTATAGAGATTGTTTTGATTTTAAAATAAGAAAAAATAATTTTGGTTTAAGTAACGAATACGATGTATTAAATTCAATATGGCAAGATACATACGATGCTAAAAACCCAGCTTTAATTGATTACTGCAATATGTACAATATACAAATGAATTACTGGGAACAATTTAACTTTGTTAAATACGGACCAGGAAATTACTTTAAAGAACATGCAGATCATGGATTTTCTTATGTTGCTACAGTCTCCATGGTAGGATATATTAATGAAGACTATGTTGGAGGAGAACTTGTTTTTCCAAAAATAGGAATTCAGGTTAAACCAAAATCTGGTGACCTTTACATATTCCCATCGACATATTTATTTTCTCATGCCGCCATGCCAATATCAGAGGGAATAAAATACTCTATTGTAACTATGACAGACTACAATGACGATCATCACGGTGAAGACTTTTCACAACTTATTAAAAAAAGAAAACAAGATAAAATAATTAAGGGAGATTGATATGAACCAGCCAGAAGTTTTAGCACCAGGAGTGCTCGTCTATAGAAACATATTTCCAAAAGACATGGATTTTATAAATAGACTTGAAGATTGTTTGTCTAGAGACCCAGATGCCGAAGGTGTTGGGTATTCAGATTCGCCCCATGCAACCTATAAATGGAAGCAGGCCACAACTGGATACGCTTCAAGCAACTTAAAGTATAGAGACGCATTTGATTTTAAGATTAAGAAAAACAAGCAAGATAATGATGGCAAAAGCGAAGATCAAATTAAACTAGAATCGATATGGGAGGACGCTAAGGATGCACAGCTGGGCCCAGTAGAAGACTATAGACAAAAATTTAACCTTGCACCACTAAATTATTGGGAGTCTTTTAACTTTGTTAAATACGGTCCAGGACAGCATTTTCAAGTACACTCTGATCATGGATACTCTTATATTTGTGTGCTATCTTCTGTTGGATATATTAACGATGATTACGAGGGCGGGGAGCTATTTTTTGATAAATTTAATTTAAAAATAAAGCCTAAGGCTGGGGATCTTTATCTATTCCCTTCATCTTATTTATTTTCACACGCATCGCTTCCAGTAACAAGTGGAACAAAATACTCTATTGTAACTATGCTAGATTACCTAGAGGCTCCTCACACACCAGCCTACAGAGAAATAGAAAAGAAGTATACCGATGGATATGCGTAAAATTGATGTTTTTAAAACAGGAGACAGCCCCGCCAAAATAGAGCAGGTAAAAGTAAACAGGGAATGGATGGACCAGACAGCTGACAGACATGCATACAACTGTTTTCCAGTTAGTTTATCTAACACTCTAGGATGGGGAATCTCCTTCCCAGAAGATATTTCTTTTATTTGGGACGGCATCTCAGATAGCCAGTCCATTCATGTAAAAATACTTTCTGGTGAAAAGTATGTACACACAAACAGGGCAAATGCAACCATAAGCTTTATTACTGGCTTAACCTTTAAAACCGATAAAGACACAACTATATTAACTATGCCTGCTCCAAACTTTTTTATAGATGGAGCACAGGCATTTACAACATTGCTAACCACATCTTTTTTCTCTGCCGAGGTTCCCGTAGTTTGGAGGGTGACATCGCCAGGTAAAATAATAACAGTAAAAGCAGGCACACCTGTTGCCGTATTTTTGCCAGTCTCATTAAAAGAAATCAATAATTACGAGGTTGACTTATACGATGGGAAAGGTTATGTAGGGTCTCCATATGATGGAAGAGCTTATGGAATGACAATAGATAAAATAAATATGTCTGGCAAATGGGCTGGGTTTTATAGAAATGCAACTGATCACAAAGGCAATACTATTGGTGAACACGAAACAAAAACTTTAAGGTTGAGAGTAAATGACAAATAAAATAACTTTTCATTCCAATAGGTTATATAATATTATTTCTGAATCCTATGCTCCTCATACCACAAAATCATTAATGCCAAATTGGTTTAAAGATGCACAAAAATTTGAGATTAATCCTGAGACAAACGAGCCGTACTTAAATACAGAAGGAGGCCCAGTTAGAACTTTCAGATCTTGCCCAGGACTTTTGGACATATTTATTAGTGGCTATATGTATGTAACTCCATGCAATATAGTATTTAAAAAAAACGCTAACGGAATCACAACCGTAAAAACAGAATCTGGATATGAGGATTTTGTTGGCTCAAGGCAACCCATGAAAGAATTCCCAGTACCAACTGGACACGACGATTTTCATTTTCATTGGTATCCTAACTGGGCACCATCCGTCCCAGAAGGATACAGCGTAATGTATGTTCACCCAATAAATAGATTTGACTTACCATTTACTACCACCTCTGCTATAATAGATAATGATAAGATGGACACTCCTGGATTAATGCCATTTTTTCTCAAAAAGGATTTTGAGGGCACCATACCAGCGGGAACACCTTATATGCAATTAATTCCATATAAAAGAGAAGACTGGAAGATGGAAAAAAAATTCTATTCTAAGTCAGAAATAGAAAAAAGACATGACCAGCAAGCAAAAAAATTTAGAACCAAAGACGGCGGGGCATACAAGCTAACCGTTAGATCTTTAAAGAAATATGAATAGGTGAAAAATGGAATATACAAAAAGAGCTAGATTTGCAAGACAGTCAATAACACCTTCAGGGCATTTCGGAACCTCACCAGACAATGTTGTAGAGCTAGAAGATATGGTGACTCTTGAAGAGCAAGAGTACCTTTTAAACTTTGCAAGAAATAACACAGTGTGGGATGTTACTGAATCTCAGTGGAATGAAAATGGAAACATTATTTATGATCACAGAGTGTGGGAAGATAGAGTTGCTACTAAAGACTCACTAATGAAAGCAGACCCAGAAGTTGTCAGAATTCTAAATCTAGTTATCCAAAGAATGACTCCATTTATTAGAGAAAAATTTGATGTAGAAGTTTCACCGACAGAAGCAGCCATTGTTAGATGGCCAGTTGGAGCGATGCAGTTTCCTCATGCTGACAAGGAGCTACACGAAGGCCCAGACGCTGGAACAGAAAATGAGTTTCCATGGTACGACATAGGAACAGTGTTTTATTTAAATAATGATTACGAAGGCGGAGAGCTATTCTTCCCACTTCAAAATATTAAATTTAAGCCCAAAGCAAGAGCAGCATATTTTTTCCCAGGAGATAAGAACTATATTCATGGGGTAACAAAAGTAACAAGCGGAACAAGATATACCGCACCATTCTTTTGGACAATAACCAGACTAGGTAGGATAGACAATGACAACTAATTACGAATACACATCTTTTGAGCTTTTGCCAAATGTAAGGATTTATCAGGGACTACTGCCAGATGCAGATGAATTGTACAGAATAATGAAGGAATCTGATGCCGATGCGGCAGGAAGATATTATTTAAGAACTTGGGACAAGTGGTCAATTTTTGGAAGCTACTCACAGCAAAAACATAATGAGAACGAGCCCAGAGAGTTTGGTCCAAGATATGATGAAGAAAAGTTTCTTTCAGACAGAGTTTATGAGGCTTACAACACTGCCATTGAAGATTACAAAAAGACATACGGAATTGTTTTGCCAGAATCGGCTAAATTAATGACATCATCTTTTTCAAAATACGATGCAAATGTAGATACTATGGGCAATGAAATGTCTATGCAGTACCATACAGATTTTATCATTTCAGAAAGAGATATGCCTGGTCCAAAATTTTTGCTTACCTGCACAACATATATTAACGATGACTATGAAGGTGGCGATATAGAGTTTTACATGAACGACCAATACTATCCATACAAGCCCAAGGCTGGCGACATACTTGTATTTCCATCACAAGATCCATATTTTCATGGAGTTAGAACGATTAGAAATGGAAACAAGTTTTTTATTAGAAACTTCATACAGTACTATTATGATGGGCACCCACAATGGCTTGCAAATCAAAAGCACTGGGGTGCTTATACCTGGGCTAAGATGGAGCAAAAAAGAATTGAAAAAGAAAATCCAGCAAACATGAAGTACTCAGATAGAAAGAATTTAGGGTACTAATATGACTATGCCAAAGATAAGAGACGAATTTTTTATAGTAGAGAATTTTATAGATCCAGAAACTTGCTCTGCTATTATAAATTATTTTGATTTTTTGGTAGAACACAAAATATTAAAATGGAATGAGATATCCTTCTACGGCTCACAGGCTATGGGCTACTGGCCGTCCGACCCAAATTTAAAACTTTTTGGATTGCCAGAAGATTTCTTTAATCAGTTTAAAGAAAAAATAAAATCTAAAACCGAAGAATTGCTAGGCTTTGAAGTCTCAGAAGTTAGCTATCACGCACAAAGGTGGCTTGAAGGAGCTTTTGCAGACTATCACTCAGACAACTCAGATGAAGTTGGAAACCCAACTGCTTTTGAAAGAAGTAAGTATGCAGTGTTTATTTACCTGAATGATAATTTTGAAGGCGGTCATTTAAAATTTAAGGATGGAAGTATTGACATCAAGCCAAAAATTGGATTGGGCGCATTTTTTGCTGGCGGGCATACAAGAGAGCACATGGTTACAACAGTAAAGGGTGGCATTAGATACACAATAGGATCGTTTTGGGATGATGCAAGCATTGTATATACCGACAAACAACGAGAAGCTTGGGACATGGAGCTAAAGGCTGTTAGAGCAGAGCAGGAACAAATTTATAAAAAATGGGCAACCCCAGAAGGAAGACCAGTAATGCCAGAAGGTAGAGAATGATTAAAGAAATTTTAGATGACAATATCTATTATTATAAAAACGTTATACCAAACCCAAGTGAGTTTGTTGAAGAAATAGAAACACTAGACAAGATATCTTATGACAACCCTCATTTAACAAAATGGATGAGATGGGTTTCTAGTAATAATGAAAATGATGTTTTTGGCGAGTATAAGGTCGGATCCTTTACCATATCAAAAACAGATAATGAAATTAATAAAAGGTATGCCTTGGTCGTATCTACAATACTAGATGCTATTAATTTGTGCGTTGAAGATTATTCAAAATCATTGGGAAAAGATCTTGGCTTTTTGCCAAACGAAGTAAGAATAAGCAAGTATTTCCCACCAGCTCAGATGGGTCCACACATCGATTGCGAAGAGGACGATGAAGAGGCTAGGCTTACTGCATCAATTGTGTTGTATTTAAATGATAATTACACTGGAGGAGAACTTTCTTTTCCAGAGCAAAAAATAAAGATCAAGCCAGAAGCTGGTAGCCTGGTTATATTTCCTTCAGTTAAGCCATATTTTCACGCCTCAACCCCGCTAATATCTGGCAACAAATACATGTGCCCAGCGTTTATGTTTAAAACAAGTAAGATAATTTCATAGGTGGTATAATTAAAAAATGGCAACAGTAGGTGTTAATGGATGGCGTTTCCCAAGTTACTCGGACTCACCCGACGTACCTAGGGACCTTGGTATTTTAGGCGCAGACATTGCTGCATTTATTGCTGCAAACCCTGGCCCACAAGGAATAGCAGGCCCTGCTAACGTGTTAAGCGTAGCAGCAACAAATACACTTAATCCTGGACAAAGTGCCACCGTAACTATCAGTGGAACATCTCCTGCACAATCTTTAACATTCAATATACCAAGAGGCCAAGACGGAATTCTTGGCGGCCCAGGACCCTCTAACGTATTATCAATTGGAACTGTTACTGCAGGAGTAAGTGCATCTGCAACAATTACAGGAACTTCTCCATCCCAAGTATTAAATTTAGTTTTACCAAAAGGTGATACAGGCGCAACAGGCGCAGCTGGCACTAACGGAACTAACGGTGCTGTTGGAGCACCTGGACCTAAAGGAGATGCAGCCGCAACCATAACAGTTAACTCAACTTCAACATCCCTACCAGGATCAAACGCAGTAGTTACAAATAGTGGAACCTCCAGCAATGTTCTTTTAGATTTTGTAATTCCACGTGGCGCAGACGGAGCACCTGGAGCAGACGGAGCACCTGGCGCAGACGGAGCACCTGGAGCACCTGGAGCACCTGGAGCAAATGGTACCAATGCCGTTATAGATCCAATTACTACAAGAATTTCATTAAACTATGGAGCAACAGACTTATCTCCAGTCGGAGTAAATTCAAACTGGTTCCCCTTAACAAATAATACATTTAGCTTGGGCCTTATAGGTCCTCTAAATGCTGGTACTGATCGTGTAACAAGAGGCTGGAAAAATATATATTCAAATAATAACGCCACAACAATTTCTGATGCAAGAACAAAAGAAAATGTAGTAACCTCTGACCTCGGGCTAGACTTTATAAATAATTTGCATCCCGTTAAGTATAATAAAATTGAAGGAAACAGAACACATTATGGTCTAATTGCACAAGAAGTTAAATCAGTATTAGATGCTTCTGGAGTTGCCGATTTTGGCGGCTGGCTAATATCTGATGTTAATGACTTAGAAGGAACACAGGCATTAAGATATGAAGAGTTTATTTCACCATTAATTAAAGCGGTACAAGAACTTACAGCAAGAGTAAAATCACTAGAAGAAAAGTAGGTTTGGGATGTCATACAAAAGCGTAGTCTTAAATGACCACCCAACATCATTTTATTTATTAGACGAAGTTACATCAGGAGATGCAACATCTTACACAGGATTAATTTCTCAATTTGCAACTTATCAACAATTAAAAGATAGCGGTCTTACATACTCTGCATTAAGCGGGCTACCAGTTTACGACTACTCTGGAAATATAAATAATGGATACGCAGTAAATGCATCAACAAAAGAATTAATGCCTTTAATTTCTGGCGGGATCAGGGGCACACAGATCCTCCCATATACAGCAATTCATTATATTTCTAAGGGAATTGCAAACGAACATAATGCCGACGACTCTTTTACAATTGAAGCTTGGTGCGTTCTTCCTCCAACTGAAAGCGACATAACAATAGTTGCAGACACATCAATAAATGCAGGTATTTTTTACAAAAATGGAAACATTGTTTTTAAAGTTGGATCAAGCGAAACTCAATATACTGCATCTAAAACAGAGTCCCTTTACGTAGTTGGTATATTTCAAAATGCATCAATCTCTCTTTATGTAAACGGATCCATTGTTGACACAGCTTCAGTAGATGGATATAGATTTTCCAACTCATCTATTGATTTTAAAACAGGACCAGCAGATGGAAAATTTGTTATTGACTGTGTGGGATTTTATAACTTTAATCTTTCCCCAAATCAAATTAAGCAACACTACCTTGAGGGAATAAAAGAAATTAATCCATCTCAAATCGTTAATGCTGACGGTGGATATATGTTTAGCATGAACTCCTCTGCAATTAAACCAAAGTTTAAATTTTCTTATCCGCTATCAAGATCCTGGGCAGATGTATCTGCAAGCGGAATGTCTTTGTCTAATGATGGATCTTATTTATATTTACCAGAAACCACCGACCCAGTTGCAGTAAGCCATTCTTTTACAGATTATTTTATTGTTCCTGATTATTTAGACATATCTACCAGCCAAATATACTGGTCTAATGATGTAAAAGGAATTAAGGTTGAGGTAAGAATAGATGGGGCGGAATGGGAAGAATGTAAAAATGGAAGTCCCCTCCCATACTATAATAAAAATGATAATCAGATAGCAGATATATTAGAGTTAAGAGTCACCATGTCATCAGATGACACAAGCAAGTATCAACCTATATTAAGAAATCTAGAGATATTGTTTTATAGTTCAAAAAATTTTTATAGCGATAACTCTGGGTATTATGTATCATCAAATTTTGATTACGCCTTACCAAGAAACAATGGAAGAATTCTATCTTACAATAAGAATAATGGATTAAAGATGCATAATGGGCATGGGTTTAGCTTAAACAATATACCAGATGTCAGATCAGTTGAAATGATATTCACTCCAGAATTAGGAGAAAATGTATTGGTATCTGCTTCTTCAAAAATATATGAATGGTCATCTTCTGGAGTTATATCTAAAACAGCAATTTCTTCAATATATGTAAATGGCATAAATAGGACAGCCGAGACAAATGTTTTTGACTTTATGTCAGTAGGGCTTCCTCACCATGTTGTTATAACCTTTACCTCGGCTGCATCTAACTTAAAATTTAATCAAAACCAGACAGATTCAAAATCAGGAATTGGAAGCATGTATAACAATTTGGCTATATATCAAGAGGCACTCACACAGGCCAAGATAGCTCAGCACTATCTGCTATATACAGGGAATATTGTAAAGGTTATAGATGACACCAGCATGACTATATTTGAGGCAACAAACGGGAATGACGCTACCTCATTTACATTGACTTCTGTAGAGCCGCTGTCAGTAAGTCTTTAATATTTGCAAAGGCATGGCATAAATCTGGACTTTGGTCTCAGATAATGGTATGATTGTGGTCTATGGATATCTTAAAGAAAAACACTAAAATTGTCGAAGAGACAACCCTTGGCATATACGTCTGGGAAATGCCTGATGGCAGATGGATTGGAGATGATGATGGCAATTTTCTTTCGATCACGGCAATCAAAGGCAATAGATCCAAAATCGATGCTTTGGCTAGAGAGGTTCGCTCATACGGTATTCATGAGGGCCAGCCTAAATTTCTTTCTGGAAGAAGAAAGATCAACAACGAAGAGCTTGAAGAGCAAGAACAAAGACTTAGATGGGGACTTCCCCCAGATCCATATGACATAGGAGTTTATAAAGACTCTGTATCAAGAGGCGGTAAAGTACAATGACACGCAATATAGAAGTTTTAGAAGACGACAGCTCTTCCAATACAATTGACATTTCAAATACATCTGATTGGTTTCATTTTCAAAAAGCAGAAGAGTCAGAAGACCCATTTAAAATGGGCTTAGAAGAAATTAAAAAACTTAGAGGACTTGGAACAAACTTTAAGCGCAAAATTAATCGTGATTTTTCAAAGGCTTTTGTAGGAGTCGACGGCGCAGGAACACAACAAAACCTTTTGCAGCAAGCAATTAGCGGATATGCTTTATTTGACCTTGTCGAGCCAACTTATAATTTAGAATATCTTTCAAAAATATATGAAGTTTCAACATACAATTACGCAGCAATTAATGCAAAGGTTTCTAATATTGTTGGTCTAGGATATATGTTTACTGAGACATCAAAAGCAAAAGATGCAATGGATGCCATAACCGATCAAAAGCAGGTCGACAGAGCACGTGCAAAAATTGATAGAATTAAAACACAGTTAGATCGCTGGCTCGATGATTGCAACGAAGAGGAGTCATTTACAGAGACCCTTATAAAGGCCTACACGGACCTTGAGGCAACTGGAAACGGCTACATAGAGGTTGGACGTACAACTGCTGGAGACATAGGCTACATAGGCCACATACCAGCCAAGACAATGCGTGTACGTAGATTACGTGATGGATTTATTCAATTGCTTTATGGCAAGGCAGTCTATTTTAGAAATTTTGGAGACCTTGAAACACCAAGCCCAATTGCTGGTCAAGAAGATCGACCAAATGAAATTATCCATTTAAAGAAGTACACTCCAATGAATAACTACTACGGAGTCCCAGACATTATTGCAGCACAGCAAGCGCTGGCAGGAAATGAATTTGCTGGCAGATATAACTTAGACTACTTTGAAAACAAGGCGGTCCCAAGATATATTATTACAGTAAAGGGAGCAAAGCTTTCACCAGAGTCAGAAAGAAAATTGCTTGAATTTTTCCAGGTTGGGCTAAAAGGCAAGAATCACAGATCCCTTTATATTCCACTCCCAGCCGATACTCCAGACTCAAAGACTGAATTTAAGATGGAGCCAATTGAAGCAGGAGAACAAGAGTCTTCATTTAATATCTATCGTAAGTCTAATAGAGATGAAATCCTATTAGCTCACCGTGTTCCAATTAGCAAGATAGGTATTCCAGAAGGAATTAACCTAGCAGCTGCCAGAGATGCGGACAAGACATTTAAGGAACAGGTTTGCCGACCTTCACAGGATAGACTTGAAAAGAAATTAAATTATTTAATTGCCGAAAAGACAGATGTCGTACAATTAAAATTTAACGAGCTTAGCCTTACTGATGAAGAGACTCAAAGCCGTATTGATGAAATTTATTTAAGAATGCAGGTAATAACTCCAAACGAAGTTCGTATTAGAAAGAATATGACAACCGTTGACGGCGGGGACGAAATGGTAGATTTAAAGCCACAGCAGGTGGCTGACCAGCAAGCAAAATCTACTGGAAATAAAAAGCGAGATCAGCAAAGATCCGCCAATGCCCCAGATAAAAGCGGAGAAGCCAGAAACCCCAAGGGCGATGGTCCAAAAGTCAAATAAGTTTAATCAACTGTTATTTGCGTTATAGTAGATAAACCACTAAAATTAACCATATGAACATTGAAAAAGGCCATTGGTCTAGTAATGGCGAAAATCTACATTTGTCGATTCCGTTTACTAAGGTCAATCGAGAAAATAGAACTGTATCTGGTTTTGCAACATTAGACAATGTTGACCAGACAGGCGATGTAGTCACAGCAGAAGCAAGCGTAAAAGCTTTTGAAAACTTCAGAGGAAATCTCCGTGAGATGCATCAGTCAAATGCAGTTGGTAAAGTTGTTTCATTCAAGCCAGAAACATACTACGACCAAAAATCTCAAACTTTTTACAATGGCGTTTATGTAACTTCATACATTTCAAAGGGTGCACAAGATACTTGGGAAAAAGTTCTTGATGGCACTCTTTCTGGTTTTTCAATTGGCGGAAAGATTAAAGAGTCAGACAACGAAGTTAACAAAGCAACAGGAGAAGCAGTCAGATTTATCAAGGACTACGATCTAGTTGAACTTTCAATTGTTGACTCACCAGCAAATGAGCTATGTAATATTTTGTCAATCGAAAAGGTTAACGGACAAATGATTTACAAAGGCCTTGCTACAAATGTAGTAACAGAAAATATTTTTTATTGCGAAGACAGCGACTCAGTGTTTATGTCTACAGAAAAAACTTTTGATTCACCTATATCTGGAAAACCAGCCTCGCTAATTGGTTGGGTAGAAAGTTCAGATATTAACAAGTCAAAAGAAATAGATAAGATTCTTGCTTCATTTAAGAAGTCAAGATTACCGTTGCCTGAAACACAATTAGCAAAACAGGCAAACGTAGAAGGAGGTAATAAAATGTCAGATACAAACATTGATAATGTTGTAGAAGCTCCAGTAGCAGAAGCAGCAATCGAATCAACTGACGCAGTAGCCGTAGAAGCTCCAGCAGCAGATGAAGCAAATGTCGATCTTTTTGACAAATCATCAGAAGTTGCAGAAGTTGCAACTGAAGAAGCCTCTGCCGACAACGTTGAAAAAGCAGCCGATACAGTAGAAGTTATGGTTGATGAACCTGATTTTGCAAAAATGTTAGGCGATCTCAAAGGCTTTTTCGCAGAGACACTCACAAAAGCTACAGAAGCAAATGCTGCACAAGTTACAGAGATTAAGACATCTGTAGAAGCTTTCAGCAAAAGCGTCGACGATAGAATTTCTGAGTTGGCAGAAAAGCACAGCGCACTTAGTGCTGCTGTGACAGAAATAAAGGGCACCATTGATGGTGTTCAAAAGCAGGTTGATGCCGTAGAAGGCGATACCGCAATTAAGAAGTCCTCTGACCTTGGCGGGTCTGAGGTATTTACCAAATCAAAATCAAAATGGTCTGGAGCTTTCCTCGGTTCCGTAAATGAAATCTTTAACTAAAATAAGGTAGGTGAAATAAAAATGAGTAATGAATTATTAGAAAAGGCCGCAGCAGCTGGTACAACAGTATCAACTGGTTTCGGTTCTTCAACAGGTGGTTCAGGCGTTCATGTTGCTTCAGAAAATGGCAACGGTGGACTTCTAAACCCAGAACAATCAGCAAGATTCTTGGACTATATGTTCGATGCTACCGTAATTGGTAAAGTTGCACGTACGGTTCGTATGAAATCAGACACAACAGAAATTGATCGTATGTCAGTAGGAGAAAAGCTTGTAAAGCTTGCATCCGAAGGAGAAAACACAGCCATAAACCAAGGCGTAACATTCTCAAAGATCTCTCTCACAACAAAGAAGCTCCGCATGGACTGGGAACTTTCAACTGAGTCTCTAGAAGACAACATCGAAGGTGCAGATCTTGAAGATCATATTGCACGTATGATGGCAACACAAGCTGGAAATGACATCGAAGATCTTATTCTTAACGGTGACACATCACTTTCAGCCGATGCTCTGTACAAGTCATTTGACGGTGCAGTTAAGAAGGCAAAGACACATGGTCGCGTAGTAGATGCAGCAGGTGCGGGAATTTCCCGTGAGATCTTCAACAAGGCTCTTAAGGCAATGCCACGTAAGTACAAGCAACGTCGTACAGACCTTCGCTTCCTTTCTGGATCAAACTTGATCCAAGATTACTTGTTCTCTAACTCACAGAACATTCAGAACGTTACTCCACAAGATATTGCCTCTGGCATTATCCGTGGCGATGTTCCTGTTCTTGGAGGTCCAGCAGGATATGTAGCTCCATACGCATTTGGTATTCCAATCATTGAAGTTCCATTGCTTCCTGAGACACAGACAGGTACATACGCAACCCCATCAGGTTCACACGGAGACGTCCACTTGACATTCCCAAATAACGTAGTTATTGGTATCAAGCGTGATGTAACTGTTTACCGCTTCTTCCAGCCACGTAAGGACACAATTGAGTACACAATGTATACTCGTGTTGGCGTTCAAATCGAGCAGGCAGACGCTTGGGTCGTTGTAAAGAACGTTAAGGTTGCTTCTTAATTAATTAAGAATTAGACTACAGAAAGGCCCCCAATTAATTTTGGGGGCTTTTCATTTAAATTTAACAATGCTATAATTAAAGGACCTAGAAAAAGGAGAAATAAAATATGTCGTTTGACACATTAAAGGTGGCTGAATTAAAAGTAATTGCAACAGATTTTGCAGTTGATACAGAAGGCCTAAAGAACAAAAAAGACATTATTGCAGCTCTAGCAGAAGAAGGCGTTACCTGGAGTGTATATCAAAGTACGGTAGAGGCAATTGAAAGAGACACAGAAGAAATTGAAATTCTTCCAAAGTTTGATCCAAAAGCGCAACCAGAAGATACCCTGCTTGTAAGAATGACAAGAGATAATCACAGATACGATATCCACGGATATACCTTTACAAAAGATCATCCTTTTATAGCAATGTCTGAAGATGATGCTCAAAAAATCTTTGATACAGAGGAGGGTTTTCGTTTAGCGACACCAAAGGAAGTTCAAGACTTCTATAACTAAACGTTAACATAAGTTGATGGCAGAAATATATGTAAAGCAAGCTTCACCAGTAAGATTTAAATTATACTGGGGTGGAGAAATAACAGATGCAACTGGTAGTGTAACTGCGGTAGTAAAAGAAGCATTACCATCTGGTACTCTAAGCGCTACAATAGCAACTTATACTGCCACAAAACTAGATACAGATATCGGAACGTATGAAATTATAATTCCACATACAATCGCAAGCCAACCTAAAAAGCTTAGAATTGAATGGACTTATTCAGTCTCTGGTGTATCTTCTTCAAACATTCAAATGGTAGATATTGTTACGCCGTATGTAAATATATACGATGTAATTGACGATTTGAATATTGGGACGGACCCTTCTGACCCAAATCATAAAACATATAATGATTTACAGCAAGCAGAGAAATATGCTAGAAAATTAATTGAAGCGTATACAAATCAATTTTTTCATAGCTATATAGGCACACAAGTTGCACAAGGTCACGGATCAGACATTCTTCCGCTTCCAATTAGAATAGAGCAAATTACAAAACTTTATGAGCAAGATGTTAAAGTATTTGATTCTGCGCTTTCCGTAAACAACTGGTTCTATATACCAATAGTTTCTGAATCAAATTACGGAGTCAGAGTTAATCTACAAGATCTTCAAGACGACACAATATACTCAGCAAACGGAATGGTTACCCCATCAGTTAATAGCAGGGGTCATTCTGGAACATTTAAGAAAGACCTTAGATACCAGGTTGAAGGTTTATTTGGCTGGAACTATGTTCCAGACAATGTTAAAGAAGCTTGTAAAATTTTAATGAAACAATACTTTGAGCAAGATCGTGCATGGAAAGATAAATACGTAAAAAACATAAGCACATTTGACTGGAAGTTTGAGTTTATGGAAGACGCACACAGAGGAACTGGAAATTTATACGCGGATCAACTGCTTGCGCCATATGTAACAAATGGCATGGTCGTATTCTAAATGAGCCTAGCAACTTCATTAATGCCAATGAAGCTAGATATCTACCTTCAATTAGACACTCAGGATGAAAATACTGGTGCTATTAAAAAAGAGTGGATATTCACTAGGTCTGTTCCATGTTCTGCAAAAGGAATGATTTCAAATTCTGGTACAGGCAGAGGAGGAGACAAACAAACATTTAACAACAAGTATATGAATGAGCAAATGCTTGAGATAAGAACTCCAGACCCAATAACGTATAGAGAGAAGGTTACTAACGTTAGAGATATGAACGGCAACGTAGTATGGAAAGAAATAAACTATCCAAACAATACCCCAACAGTATTTGAGGTTATAAGCTCTACCCCGATTACCGATCCATTTGGTAATGTCCTTGCATACAACTCTATTGCAAAGAGATCGGAGAATCAGGAAATTGGATTCTAGCGTAGCTTTAATTCAAACAGCAAGCGGCCTAGAAAGATTAATGGCAGGCTCAGTCCCAGGAGTTATCAAGGACAGTACAGTTGCACAAATATCAGCATTCTTATATTATGAGGCCGCAGTCCTTTCAAAATTAACCACAAACGAATCATTTAAAAATCTATTTAAAACAACTATCTTTAATCAGATAGAAAAAGACTTTGGGCTATATATGGATTCCCAAGCAAGAACAAGGCCCCGATCATTGCATCATGTTTATGAATGGAATAAAACAGGCATACCTTCTTCTAGATTATTTCATCTTTATGCAATTGAAATGGAAGGTCTATCATTTAGAGTAAACTATAATTTTAAATTATCAAAATCATCTGTACCCACTAAAAATAAAAAACAAAAGAAAAAATATGTATTTGGAAACAAAGCTGACGTGATGGAAGCTGGAATGCCCATAGTAATCCGCCCAAGGTCCGCTGAGCGCCTTGTATTCGAGATGGATGGTGAAACAGTCTTTATGCCCAAAGGCACCTCAGTGACCGTTAGGAAGCCTGGTGGGGCACAAGCATCTCACCAGTTCTCACTATCTTATGGAAGATTTTTTGGCGGGCAATTAGTAAACTCTTCAATAAAATCATCAGGCCTACAAAGAATATTTAATTTAAAAATGGCAAGGGCTCTGGGAGTACCTATGAATATTAAAAAAGTGCAATATAGCTTTACCCCTGGTAAAATAAGGATACAGGCAGACGCATCCTTGGATGCAGCATTTGGAGGCTCACTATGACCGTAGACTATAAAATAGACGCAATGTTTGAGCTCCGTAAATTTTTATGGAAAGAACTAAAAGATTCTTTTATATTTGATGCCTATGACTACTATTCAGATAATCTCGGAAAAGAGATAATTCCAATCATCCCAGTACAGCAATCCCCAGAAATGGACCAATTTTTAAATGGCAAAAAGCATATAATCTATGACAAGATAGGGATGTCATATGAAGAGAACTGGTTGATATGCTGCGAGAAGATCTTATTTACAATATACTCCACAGACGTAACGGAAATATATGAGATTAGAAACCTCATGACTGATCTATTTAGAAGAATGGACGAATCGGCAGTAGATGTAAATGATACAAATAGGCCTAGCAAGCTAAAGTTTCACAGCATCCATATTGTAGAGACATCTCCCATAGATCCGTCCCTGGAGCTAAAGGGCTTTATGTCCACAGATGTGATCCTAGAAGTCAAGTATTCAAGGACTACAGACAAAAGCGGCAGATTCAACTAGTTGCTTTTAGTATAGTTATCCAGTAGAATTAGGCAAGAGGAAAAAGAGAGCCTAGCCAGCTTTGATTTAGATTTAAAAGTAAGTCAATATATATATTTATTTAATGGAGGTAATACAAATGGCATCAGCCAAAAATATTCTAGTTGGAGCTTCTCCACTATTCTTGTCAGCACTTGATTCAACATCAGCAAACTACAAGGAAGACATGGAGCCAGGTTCAACCGACGGTGTAAGCTTTGTTGTAAAAGCAGCAGGAGCAACACCACCAGTACCAGCAACAGTACCATACGCAGACACTCTTAACTTGCCAGCAAACGCTGCAAAGTGGAGAAACGTAGGTTTTACAAATAACGGTCTTCAAATTACTTACAACCCATCATACGGTTCAGTAACAGTAGATCAGCTTCTTGACTCAGCAAAGCTTTTCAAAGAGTCAATGGAAGTTATGATTGCAACAGAGCTTGCAGAAGGTACTCTTGAGAACGTTCTTGCAGTATTCGGACAAGCAGGATCACCAGCAACAGCAGGTGCAACAGATGCAAAGACATCTACAATTGGTCTAGAAGCAGGAGCTCTTGGTATTGCACCAACAGAGCGTCAGCTAGTAGCAGTTGGACAGGCACCTACAGAAGGCGTAACAAAGGCAGAGCGTGTATATTATGCTCGTCGTGTTCTTTCTGTACAACAGTCACAGTTCTCACTATCACGTAACGCAGCAACAACATTCCCAGTAACCTTCCGTTTGCTTCCAGTAGAAGCAAAGACAGGCAAGGAATACGGCGTTATCGTTGACCGTGTCCTAGTAGCATAATTAATTTAATTTAATTAATAGATTGCCCCCCAAGAAATTGGGGGGTTTTCTATTGCTCTTGTATTTTGAATATGATACAATAATTAAGACAAGATCCTAGGAGGATTAAAATGGCAAGTACAGTATATGATGTTGAAGAAATTCAACTAGCAAATGGCGCAACAGTTAAACTTAAGCCTTTAACAATTAAAGAGCTTCGTAAGTTTATGATAGTCATTCAAAAGACAGCAGAAGTAACATCAGAAGACGAAACACTAACAATTTTAATTGAAGCATGTGCAGTGGCTTTAGAAAAGCAACTCCCAGAGCTAGTTAAAGATATTGACGCATTTGAAGACACACTTGACGTTCCAACAATCAATCGCATTCTTGAAGTATGCGGAGGAATTAAGATGGACGACCCAAACCTACTAGCGGCAACAGTACTGGCTGGTCAGAACTAGATTTAGCCGCTTTAGAAGGGGAAGTATTTCTTTTAGGTAATTGGAAAAATTACGAAGAACTAGAAGATAGTCTTTCAATGCCAGAGATGGTCCAGACTTTTAAGTCAATGCAAAAAACTGAAGAAGAGAAAAGAAAGTTCTTAGCTTTAATTCAGGGTGTTGAATTAAATGAAAGCAGTAATCAAAATGGGGAGGGATCAACCTTCGAAGACGTTAGAAGAAGAGCACTCGGTATTAACGCATCAGCAGACGATGTTGTTTCATTACAAGGTGGCTTTGCAGCGGAAGCTGGATTTGGTGTCGGAGCGGGATTAGGATACTCTATAGAGTAACATATATATATGGCAGATAATGTAATAACGACCAATATTACCGCCCACGCAGACTTCACGAGCTTAAGAGCTCAACTAGCTGCGGTTACTGCCCAACTCGTAAAGTTACAAGAAACAACAGCGGGAACAAACGCAAAGCTTGCAAACCAAATTGCAGTGATGAACAAGTCGTTTGCTACAACGCTTACATCAACAGGCCAGTTCTCTCAACACTTTGTATCACTATCTTCAGACGTAGACAAGTTCGGTAAGAACTTAGATAGAGGTCGCCTCAAGCTCAACGATTATTATAATGCTTGGAGCGGCCATACAAAGAAAACAAGCTCATTAATTAGAGATCTTGCTAAGCAGCAAGTAATGCTTCAGCAAGCAATAGTACAGCCTGTGGGTAAAAACGCACAAGGCCATATGCAATATAACGTAATGGTTGCAAAAGGTCTTGATGAAATAAAGAACAAGATGGCGATTGCTAGACAAGAAGCTGCAATCATGAATAAGGTCATGCTTGATGGATCAACAGGACTCATCAACTGGGGTAAAAATACACAGTGGGCGGGACGACAGCTAACAGTAGGACTAACAGTTCCGCTAGTTATGTTCGGAGCAGCAGCCCAAAAAGCATTTAGAGAAGCAGATGCAGAGCTAGTAAGACTAACAAAGGTTTATGGCGGTCTTGCCGCAACTTCATCTGCAGATTTAGCACAAGTAAGAAAAGATGTTACTGCAACAGCTAGAGAAATTGCTGGCTCTTATGGTGTTGCATATAAAGAAACAATCGCACTTGCTGCAGACTTAGCAGCAACAGGGCAACAGGGCAATGATTTAATTGCCGCTACGCAGCAAACAACAAGACTTGCCGTGCTTGGTGAAGTTGATAGACAAGATGCGATGAAAGCAACTCTTGCAATTCAAAATGCTTTTAAGCAGAGCACCGACGAACTAGCCCAATCAATTGACTTCCTCAACGCAGTTGAAAACCAGACATCAACAAGCCTTGCAGATTTGACTGAAGCAATTCCTAAAGCTGGTCCCGTAATTAAATCTCTTGGCGGAGATGTAAAAGATTTAGCCCTTTACCTCACAGCAATGAAAGAAGGTGGAGTGAATGCTTCTGAAGGTGCAAATGCAATTAAGTCAGCAATGGCATCTCTTATTAACCCAACTAAAGTTGCAACAGAGCAGTTTATGGGATTTGGAATTGATCTAAAGGGTATTGTAAATGATAACGCTGGCGATCTAACTGCAACGATATTATCATTGCAGGCCGCACTAGATAATCTTAATCCGCTAGACAAATCTAGAGCAATCGAACAGCTTTTTGGTAAGTTCCAGTTTGCAAGAATGTCAGCGTTGTTTGAAAACCTAGGAAAGTCTGGATCACAGACACTTCAGGTTATGGACTTAATGAAAGCAAGCGTAACAGATTTAGCAGCAATTTCAGAGCGAGAATTAAAGATGATGACAGAGTCAGCCTCTGGACAATTTAAAAGAGCCTGGGCGTCAGTACAAGCAGATCTTGCTGGAGCAGGAGAGCAATTTTTAAGAATAAGCACAAAGGTCTTAAAAGTTGTTGACGCAATTATAAAGTTTTTCCAAAAGCTTCCCGAGCCAGTTAAAACATTACTAAACGTATTAGGAGGATTAACTGCAATAGCTGGTCCACTAATTATGATGGCTGGTGTAATGGGTAACTTTATTGGTTACGTAGTTAAGGGAATATTCCACTTAAGACAACTTGCAAAAGGCGGTCAAGGGTTCAGGCTTCTAACGCCAGAGATCATAGCCGCAGATGCTGCAGCTAAAGGATTAGCCACCTCATTCTACTCAGACACAGAAGCAACTATTGTTTTATCTAATGCAGTAAATACTTTAGCTCAATCTTTTATAAACTTAGAAACAAAAGCAAATGCAGCAAAGGTAGCAGTTCAGCCAGCAGTATCAACAGTTGCAGGCGGAGTAATTATGGCAGCAGGCGGTTCAGGCAGAGTAGTAGATAAAAATAACCCCCTAGTCGGTAAACCATATTCAAGAGATATGTCTCATTTGATCCCTTCTGGCAATCCCCAAGAAGGAACAATATTTGGAACAGTTCCAGGAGCAAAGCCAGTAAACATAAGAGTTGGTAGAAACCCACAGGCCTATATGGATGGAGATCTTCCAAAGATACCTGGCCTAACATCAGTAGGTGGAACCTCTACAGGAATTGTTGCAGCAGAGGCTGCAAAATGGCATGCTATGACAGCTGCTATTGCTATGCAATCTGAAGCAGAACTTAAAATATTAAAAGCAGAAGTTATGGCAACAGGAACTGTTACATCAAGTTTATCCGATTCATATCAAGCACTACTCCCAGAGTTTAGTCAGATAACAGACCTTGCCGCAAAAGAGACTGCAGCAATTGTGCAGCAAGTTCAGCAAAGTAAAATAACTGTAGAGCAGGCCAGAGCAAGAATAATTTCATTAAATGCAACTGTAGAAGCAATGCTTGCAGAAACAACAAGATTAACTGCAGCAGGAATGGGCAGAACAGCAAACCTTACCACAGTACCACTTACTTCTCAGCCAGTTGTAGATCCAGCTACAGGCAAATCTAATATGAAAGAAATGTTTCATAAGGGCCCTACAAAAGCAATGGTTGATAGAATTGCAAGAGCTCTTGGTGGCGTAAGAACATCTGGCGCTGGATATAATATTGAAACAACAAAGCCAAGGTTTGCAAAAGGAGGCTTCGTACCAGGAACTGGTGATACAGACACCTACCACACCACAGCAGAGCCTGGCGCATTTGTAATTAATAAAGCTGCAACCGAAAAGCATCTTCCGTTAATAACAAATATACTTGGAGGCAAATCTTATTATGCACAAGAAGGCGGACAGGTCCCCGTTGTACTAACACCTGGAGAAGCAGTAATACCAGCGCATATTGCAAAAAGAAATATGCCTTTGATGTACGAACTAAATGGCGGACCTGGAAACACATCTGGAAGTGGTATGCACGAACTAGGCGGAGAAACAGCTTTTGAAAGAAGTCACGTTTCTGAAGCATCTTCTGCTGATATTAAAAAGGTGCGGGCAACAAGAGGATACGCTAATACCGTGAGCGTTGGTCGGGGAATTCCAATTTGGATGAGCAGAGATGCAAATCAAGAAACTAGATCAGTTGGCAAGGGAATGACTGGCCCACAATTAGCAAAAGAATTTAGAAGAGCTATTGCAGCAGGAAGACACCCATTTGAGCCATGGATGACCGCAGCTCAAGAATTGGGCGGAGACCCAAGAAATAATACTCAATTTAATAAAGTGTTTAATGAAATGCTTAGAAATCTTGAAAAAGATAATAGAGTGTTTGGTGGTAAAAATGGAGCCATGACATTTGAAAAATGGTTTGAAAAAGAAGTAATTGGTTCTAAATCATTTAAAGATATAAGAGTTGGAGACAGGTCTTTCAGATCAATATTTAATTCAGTTCTACAGCCTATGGGGCCAAGAGACGGAAAGCCTATTGCGGCATTAGAAACACTTGTTAAATCCAGAAATGGTTTAACTACAATTGAAAATTCAAAGTTGGCTGGCCTTGCAAAAGGAATGCTTGGAACATTCAGCGGAAGCTCATTTAATGCAAGCAGACAAAGACTTGCCATAATGATGTCAAGGGCATTTCTTAAAAGAAATGCTGGAGGATCTATTCCTGGAGGAACTGTAGAGCGAGGAAGATATGGATACGGTAAGCCTTTCTTTATTGGCATGCCTAAAACTATAAAACAAGTTGAAGAACAAAGAGCAAAAAGAGCTGCCATGGAAAAAGCAAACCAGGCAGTTATCGATTCTAGATTTGCAAAGACCCCAGTAACTCAATACGGAGAACTTCTATCTCCTACTTCAGGACGCAGCTTCCCTGTTCCAGGAGTTGGCGGACTCTATATGAAGGGCGATGAAAAGGTATTCGTAAAGCCAGTATTAGACGAAAGAGCAGCAGTTGCAGAAATGAGAGCAACACAAATTGCTCGTGAGGTTCATGGATTACATGCACCAACACAAAAAGTTGTTGTAATGAGAGACCCTACCGATCCAACTGGTAGAAGAAGGCTGTTAGCACTAGAATCTAAATTTGATCCAAAGATTGCAGCAACAGATGCTAAATTTACTACAGACGAATACTTTAGACAGCTAGTCGCATCAGCTTTACGTGGAGACAAAGATTTAGCAAGAGGTAATTTATCTGGAAACATTCTTTCAGACGTAGGACCAGCTGGAGTATTCTCAGCAGCTTCTGGCCTCAGAGAATATTCATCTGTCATGCCTTCAGTAAAAGATCAGGCCTATATAAATCTATTGGGAAGAAAAGGAAGCGGAGCCAAGAAATTCTTTGCTGAGTCAACTCATCAAATACCAAAAGGCATGACCGCAGATGAATATCATAGCCGTATGCTTAAAGAGATTGAAAGCGCTTTACCAAAGCTTAAGCAGACAGTTTCAAGATTTGATTTAAATCCAGAAGAAAAAGTTGTTTATGAAGCAATGATTAAAAGGCTATCTGATGCAAGAGGCGTAAATTGGAAAGAGCTTCATGGAATTCACTCTGGTTTACAGATGTCACCAGAAAAACAAATGACGCCAGCGGCTATAGCAAAGATGGTAGCGGCAGACGAACTAAAGCGCAGACAAACTGGCCACTCAGCAAGCCTGTCAGACAATGCATTTAAAACTGATGCAAACGGATTTAGATTTGGTGGATTGCTTGAAGCAATTACAAAGAGCAAAGCAATGCATAGAATTGGCGCAGGATTTGGACCAACAGGTGCACCTAAACCAAGCACATATGAGTCAGCCCCATGGGGAGTAACATCATTACAGATAGGAATGGCTGAAAAACTTTTTGGATCTACTGGGTTAACAAAGAGAACGCAAAAAATTCTATATGATAAATTTGCTGCATCCCTTGCTAAAGAAATGCCATATGGATATACCAAGAACGCACAGGGCCACTTAATAAGAGCAGTAGAGCCAGATGTTATGGATTCTGTAATAAGAGATGCGGCCTCCTTAACATTGTCTGCACCAGAAGGAAGAAAAGTTCTTTCTGCTATAGATAGAGAAATTCTTAGAAAGAAGTTTGCAAACTGGGAATCTAAAAAAGACACACCATTAACAGAAACCTTAAAGCAGTTAGTATTTGGAATAGAAAAAAGAGAAATGGGTGGGCCAGTTAATGCAGGCCAACCATACATTGTTGGAGAAAAAGGACCAGAGCTATTTGTTCCAAGAAATGCTGGCGGCATAATTCCAAATGGATACAAGGCTGGCGGACCTATTAACGGGTTTAATCCAGGTGGAATAATTCCAATGCTTAAACAATTGCTTTTAATCATGGGTATAAGCGAAGGTTCAAAGTATGCTGGTAACAAAATTGGTGGCACTCCTGGAGACATAATGACCACGATGGGATCATTCCTTCCATTCTTACTGATGGGTAACATGATGCCAAAGGGCGGTGGCAAAGGAATTAGCAACATGTTCCCTAAAGCCACACAGCCTATTGGAGCCAAAACAGCAGTAGATGGTGTTTTCCGTAATGGAAAGCCTCTTTTGGTTGATACAAAATATGGAACCCAACTTACTAAGTTAACCAACAGTTCAAACCTTTTTAGCAAAGCATTAGGGGCGTCATTAAAAATATTTACAAGATTTAATCTTGCACTTGGTGTAACTGCAATAGGTGTAAAGTTTGCATACGATAAGTGGCAGGAACACAAAGAGACTTTAAGACTCAATGCCCTAGGTTACGGAATGACAGCGGAAGCCGCATCAAAAGCAGGACTTAAATTTACAAACTTTAATGACAAGATTAAAGAAGCAATTAATAATGCAAAAGCATTAAGAGAAAAAAATACTCTTCTTTATGAAAGCATGAAGGGATCTGGCACTCCTTTAAAGATTACAATTGAAGAATACAAGAAATTGAAAAAAGAAGTTAAAGAAAACTATTCTGATCAGGTTGCCCTTATCAATCAAACTGGAGACAATGCAGAAGATCAGAAAGCTTTGGCTATAAGACTCAAAGAGCAGCTAATTGCTATGGGAATGTCTGCAGAAGATGCAGCTAAAAAGATATACACAATGTATGCGGCTTCAGACTTTGCTCCAAATGCAGCAGCTTATACAGTCAGTTCAAAAGGATTTAATGATATAAAAGATACAGCCTCAGCTGCAGCTAGCGCAATAGATAGCTTAACTACTGCAATGGCAACCAATCGTGATGCAACAGAGCAGGCAAACCAACTCAATACAGCCATGATGGCATTATCTACTGATGTAGAGGATAGGCAGGCAAAGGCATTAAAAGAAGCACGTAAACAGGCTAACAAAGATGGAACCTATCTCTCAACAGGTGACGAAAAACAATTAATGCTTGATCAAGAACAAGCTGCTATTGATGCTATTAATTCTAAAGTACAAAATCAAGTATACTTAACTAAAGAAGTTGTAGATGAAATGGCAAAGATAGACCCAGCCATTAGACAAATTGTTAATGAGCAAGACACTGCTTTGTCTCTATGGCAAAAAACAAGAATTCAAGTTAAGGGATACACAGGAGATCTTAGAGCACTAAATGCTCAACAGACAAATGACTTATACAACTTGCAAATAGCTTTAGGCAAATCAATAGAGGCTGCAAATAGAGCTCCTGGCGGAGCGCTGGAAAAGCAATACAAAGCATTAGATGCAAATAAAAAACTACAAGCGGCGTATGAAAGAGCAGCAAAAGGCCAGTCAGTTGCACAGCAAATATCAGATAGAGATAAGATAAACTCTATCCAAAAACAAATAGATGCCAACAACAAGCTAACAGAGGCAAGATTAAAGGCTCTAGATGCTGCAAAGCAAGAAGGCGATATCGGTAGAGAAATTGCAAAGAAGCAGGCAGAATATGATGCAGCACTTGCAACTGGAAACATAGCTGGCGCACAACAGGCAAGCCTAGACATTCAGGGATATCAAAGCGAACTTCAATACAATTCACAAAAGAAATCTATTGAAGACTCAAATATTTTAAAGAACTTACCGCTGCAAAAACTAATTGAAGCAATTCAAGGCAAGCAACAGGGTATAGCAGATAAAGCAGCGCTTGCAGGTGAAAAATTAGCAGACCTTTCTAAGACAATTAATAATCAAGAAACCGCAATCAGCGCAGTTAATACTGCAATGTTAAACTGGGAGATTGAATTATTAAAGCAGCCAGAACAAGAAAGAGCACAGTGGAAAGCAGGCAAGCAATCTGAAACAATGCTTGCCGCTGTTGCATCTGCCGCCAAAGATGCAGGGATTAAACTTAATGGATTAAAAGGTCTTGACCTAGCAAAGGCCCTTACAGATGGACTAGACAAGAAGATTGGAGCAGTTAGCAGCATAGGTATTGATGGCAATGTAACCATAGTACTTGCAAACGGCCAGCAATTAAATATAGGTGGAAGAGGATCTGGAACAAAAGATGCTCCTTATGATTTAGGAAAAGCTGGTGTCGGAACAAACACGATCAGCAAAACAACCTTGGCAGATTGGTCAGGTCTTGGCGGGTTTGGTAAGTTAGGAACTAGACAAAAGGTTAAGAGCGTTGCAGAAGAAAGAGGAATTTTGCCTGGACAATTTTTCTCATTAACTGATAACGATGGAAAAATATTTGTATACAAGATGGACAACAGGGGCCAGATAATTGAAGTAACTGATCCTTACAAAAAAGCAGATGGTGGACATATTAGGGGAGCAGGAACTGCAACATCTGATTCTATCCCAGCCTACTTATCAAATGGTGAATATGTAATTAAAGCAGACTCCGTAGCTAAGTATGGAGTAGACACATTTGATGCACTAAATGCTGGTAGATTTGCAGCAGGCGGACCTGTAAATCCAACTGCTAAATCTGAGCACAAGAGTTCATTTGGAAATGGATCAACAACTGTAAACGTAAATCATCAAGGCGGAAAATTGATGGGCCCAATAGAAGCATGGCAAGATGCTAATAAGCAAATAATTAAAATTGAAGTTCCGCCTATCACAGCAAATTTTGCTACAAACTCTTACACGTTAAATAAAGAACAAAGACTAGAACTTCAGGCAATTGCTAAAGATCTTATTAAGCATAAGCTAGCATCAATAGTTGTTCAAGGACACACAGACTCTGTAGGTAAAGGAAAAGACAATAAGATCCTTT